GCGGAATCGGCTTGGGTGTTGCCGTCCTCGACGAAGACGAACATGCCCGAGGTGACCTCGCCCGTGTCCGCCGTGCCATTGGCGTCGGCCGCCCTCTGCCACGCCCCCGCCTTGACGACGTAGATGCCGTTCTCGGCGGCGTTGGTTTGGTTCTTGACGAGGACTCGGTTGTTCGGCGATGTCGCCTTGCCGTCGATCGTCTCCGCACCGTTCAGGTCGAGGTTGCCGTCGGTGGCCGTGGTGGCGAGGCGCACGGACTCCTTGAAGTCCAGGCCCATCCTCGCGGCGTCGACGTAGGCCTTGGTGGCGGCGTCTTGGGCGCTGGTCGGGTCGGCGAGGCTGGTGATCTTCTGCGAGTTGAGGGAAACGCTGCTGGTCGGCGCGGCCATCTGGTCCAGCCTGTTGGCCTGGACCCGGGTGTCGAGGTAGTAGAGGTTCGTCGTCCCCTCGGCGAGGGCATCCGTGTCGTGGTTCGACAGGGAGGATACGGTTCCCGTCACGTCGCCCGTGAGGTCGGCGGTGATCATGTTTGCGGAGAAGTCCCCGTTGGAATCCCTCTTGACGAGCTTGCCGCCGGTCGCCGCATTGGTGGCGTCGGTCAGCATGGCGGCGTACTCCATCGTCATGAAGCCGTCGTGTGTCGAGTCGGCCTCGGCGATGGAGATGGTGACGGTCGTGCCGTTGACGCTGGTGCTCAGGGGCGAATCCGCCGAGATCGACTCGACGGCTGCGTCGATCTCGATCCACGCCGTTCCCGAGTAGTAGCGCAACCTGTGCGAGCCGGTGTTGAAGTAGACCTGTCCGGCGACTGGGTTGAGCGGGTCGTCGGACAGGTTCTCGATCCGCGCCCGGACGAGCTGGTTCTTCTGCAGGTCGATGCTCGTCAGGAACTTTGCCATGTTCTTCCGTCTCCGTAGTCCGCAAACGCCCTATCCTCGGGCGTTCCTTGTGACAAGGCTAGACCAACAATGTCATCGTGTATCGTTGACGAGATGCGTCGGCGAACCCGCCTCGATTTGGGCGAACCTCTCCGTGATCGCCGCGTCGTACCTGCCTGCGATGTCGGCCACGAGGACCTGTATCTGGTCGTTCCTGACCCTCTGGGCGGTAGACGGGCCGATGTGCTGCCTGTAGAGCATCCTCGGGATGTGGGAGAACCTCGTGGCCAGGAATGTCCTGACGACAAGTTCGTAGTCGTCGGCCACGGGGAGCGACGGGTCGTGGCCGCCGAGGGCGTCGTACACGGACGACCTCCATGCCCTCACGTGGTTGGGGGCGGACACGATGTGCCTGATGGTCTGCGGGTTGATCTCGGGGGCTGACATGACCCAGACCCCGTGTTCCTCCGACCAGTACTCCGAGCCGTGCCCGAACGCCCAGCCGGGCGGGTACTTCCCCGACTGCCCGTCCGGCAGTATCTCGCACCAGTCCGAGTAGACGAACCCGACGACGGGGTCGAGGAACGCATCGTGGACGGCCTGCAGGCAGTCGGGGGTGAGTTCGTCGTCGTGGTCAAGCTCGACGAGGATTGAGCCCTCGGCCACCATGAACGCCCTGCGCTTCACCCTCCCGATGGACCCGCAGTGGACGTGGGAGCGGTGGGCGACGATGTTGTACCTCTCGTCTGACGAGAAGCCGTAGACCTGTCTCCACGCGTCGCCGTTGGTGCTGTCGTCCCAAACAACCCACTCCCAGTCGGTGAATGTTTGGGCCTTGAGGCTCGCCCATGTTCTGGCGAGGATGTCCGGGTCGGTGTTGTGGATAGGGGTACATACTGAGATCATCGGCACATCCTACAAAGACCACCTCTTGTTAGTGCTGGTGGTCGTGATGCGCCTCGTGATCGTGGTGGTGGTGTCGTTCGTCCCGTGCCTCGTAGTGCCTCACCATGTTCATGGCCGTGCCGGAGACGAGGAAGGTGTTGATGATCCACTTGTCCCCCGAGAGCGGTACTTCCGCCTTGTGGGTGTGCGTCCAGAGGGCGGGGAAGAGGACCAGCCTGCCGGCCCTCGGCTTCACCTCAAGCCCGTGATCCGGGAAAGACGTCTCCCCGCCCAGGTCCACGTCGTTCAGGTAGAAGAGGGCCGCGAGGACCCTCGAGATCGACCTCGTGTCCGCCGGCGACGAGTCAACGTGTTCGACGTACCTGCCAAAGTAGGCGGGGTACATCTGGATGTTGAACCCCGTGTCCTCGATGTCGTTCCACGAGTACAACGACCTGACCTTGGACTTGTAGTAGTTGACCGCGATGGTGAGCGAGAGGGTCAACGACTGCTCTATGTCGGCGTACTCCTCGTCCCATTCGTAGCCGCTCTCGGCGGCGTTGTGCTCGCTCAGGCCGAGATCCATGCTGTACTTCGTCGCCGTGTCGAGACCGCCCAGCGTCCTGCCCTGTTTCGCCGTCGTGGCGTAGATCGGTGCGATCTTCTCGAGCAGCCTGCCCACGGTCTCCTCCCCGACGAGGCCGTCAATGACGAGAATCCCCGTTTGCGGCCCGCCGAGCCACCTGAACCCGACATTATCCATAGGTCCCAATACCCCTTGTCGTGCTGATCTTGCCGTACAACCATTCGCCGAACAGATCAGGGATGTCCGGGATGTCTTCGTTTCTTGTCCTCGCCTCCGTCGAGCCGGCTAGGTAGCGCCCGACCTTCTCGGGAGGCATCTCCTCGGTGATCCACCGCTGGACCTCCGCAGGTATGTCGAGCATGTTGATCGCCCCCGCGCAGACCTTCGCCATCTCCTCCCTGCTGCCGAGTATGTCGTGGGCGTACTTCCACTCGTACATGAGCCTGAACAGTTCTTGGAGGGTGCGGCAATGCTCCGTGTGCAGCCCCTCGATGCTGGCGACCTCGTCGGCGGGGTTCTTCAGCTCCATGTACATGATGATCGTGTACGGGCGAACGTCGATTACGGGGGCGAGCACCTTCAACTCGGGGAATGTGATGTGGTGGTGGCCCGTCAACCTGTACGGCCTGTCCGCCGACCCGCACGAACACGTGCCCCGCCCGTCGTCCCACCGGTGGAACCCCGTCGGGCCGACGGTCGACATCGTGTCGCACCTCTGTTCGCTGGCGACCTCCGAGAAGTCCTCCTCCGACGGGTTGATGATCCTCGTGAAGGAGAAGAGCCCGTAGTGGTCGGAGACTCCTGGTTTCTTGTAGAAGTAACCGGGCAATGGGGCCATGCCGTCGGTCCTCGGTGCGTCCTGGATCCTCATCCAACCCTCCTGGTCAGAACCTGATAATCCACACGACGTTCTGTCCCGCCGTGGTGTGTGAGTGGGCGGTGTCGTTCCCGGACGTCGCCACCGGCGTACCGATGCTTATCGTGTTCGTGTGCGAGTGTAGCGTCGCGTTGCCCGAGGTCGCCACCGGCGTACCGACGGAGACCGACGCTAAGTGGTTGTGCGTCGACGAGAGGGCGGTCACGTTGCCGCCCTGTGCGTTCAACGAGTTCCAGCCCGAGTTGTGCGTGTGGCTGAAGACGGTGGCAGTACCGGTGTTGTATCCGTTCACGCCGGAGTTGGGCTTGAAGTACGGGTGCACGTGGTCGTCGTTGGCGGCGACAATCGTGATGTTGCCGGCCGTGTAGTGGGTGTGCCCGCCCTGGTCTGCCGTGATGGTCACGTTCGAGGCGTTCATGCTGTGGGCGTGGTCGGCCACGGCGTTTGCGTTCGTTATGCTCGATGCGTTCATCGAGTGGGCGTGGTTCGCCGTGCTGTTCGCCGTGGAGATGGAGACCGAGGTGACGCGAACGTTGTTCGTCGCCGCGTTCGCGGTCTTGCTGCCGACGGGGATCTGCCCCATGAGGTTCGGCAGGTTGAACGTCGTGCTGCCATCGCCCTGCCCGTAGCGGATCCCGATGACGGCGAACAGGGCGGCGTAGGTGCCTGTCCTGGAAACGGCCTGGCCGTCGCACAACAACCACCCCGACGGCACGTCCGAGTTCGTGTACGTGGCCGTCGTGTTGGCGCCACCGGCCCACGGCAGCATCGCACCGACGGGGGCGAAGCCGGAGTAGGTGGTGTCAACCGAGACGGTCGCCGTGGAACCCTCGGCGGGGGTGTGCGAGACGCTGATGCCGGTCCCGGCGGAGACGCCGGATACATAGTTGCCGGTGGTGTCCGTGCCGAGGCTGATCGCCTCGTTCACCCATGCGGTTCCGTTCCACATCAGGAAGTCCGTCGGCGATGGCGACGGGGCCGTCACGTCGGACAGGGCGTCGAGGGTCCCCGTCGGGCCGCTTGGCCCCTGTGCGCCCTGCGGACCCTGCGAGCCCGTCGCCCCGGTTGCGCCCTGGGAACCCTGCGGACCCTGCGAACCCGTTGCGCCGGTTGCGCCCTGGGGGCCAGTCGCGCCCTGGGCGCCGGTCGCGCCCTGGGGACCCGTCGCACCCTGTGGCCCGGTCGCGCCCTGTGGCCCGGTGCCGCCTTGTGCGCCTTGTGCGCCTTGTGCGCCCGTGGCGCCTTGGGGCCCCGTTGCGCCCTGCGGTCCTTGCGGGCCCGTCGCACCCTGTGGCCCGGAGGGTCCCTGCGACCCCTGGGCTCCCGTCGCACCCGTCGCGCCCTGGGGGCCGGTGTCCCCCTGGGGGCCTGTCGTCCCCTGCGGTCCCTGCGCCCCCGTTGCCCCCTGCGCCCCCGTTGCCCCCTGCGGTCCCGTCGCGCCCTGCGCACCGGTGGCACCCTGTGCGCCGACATCCCCCTGTGGCCCCGTCGCGCCCTGCGGCCCTGTCGCGCCTTGTGGACCAGTCGCGCCTTGTGGGCCGACATCGCCCTGCGGGCCAACCGAACCCTGCGGGCCAGTATCGCCCTGTGGGCCTTCCGCCCCTTGTGACCCCGTCGCGCCCTGTGGGCCTTCCGCCCCTTGTGGCCCCGTCGCGCCCTGTGGGCCGGTCGACCCCTGTGCTCCGTCCCCGCCCTGTGATCCCTGCGGGCCGACCGCACCCTGCGGGCCGACCGCACCTTGGGGTCCGGTGTCGCCGGTGGCCCCTTGGGGACCCTGGGCACCCGTCGCCCCTTGCGCCCCCGTAGCGCCCTGTGCGCCGTTTGACCCGGCGGCTCCCTGCGGACCCTGCGGGCCGATGTTGGCGATGACGAGGAGAACGCCGAGGTCGTTGGCGAATCCAGAGAGGCCGCTACCGCCCGAGGAGTCGTGCGACACAGGGATGTCGACCCACGAGTTCCCGTGGTCGGTAACAGTCCCCGTTGCGATGAACTTCTGATAGTTGTTCGAGTTGCCGGCGTCCTGGATGTAGACGACATCGCCGGTGGAGATGACGCCGAGGAACAGGTCGATGTCGTAACCGTCGAGGTCGATGTGGTTCACCTGCAGTTGTGTTGCCGACGTCTGCGAGGAGTTGTTGTACGAGATGTACGACGTGCCGGGGTTGCCGCTCGTCGAGCCCGTCGTCACCTTGTACTTGTAGAAGCTCGAGGACTGGCCGGCGGCCCCCTGCGGTCCCTGCGCTCCCGTCGCACCCTGCGGTCCGGTTGACCCCTGCGGTCCCGTGTCACCCTGTGGTCCGACCGACCCCTGCGGTCCGGTCGCGCCCTGCGGGCCGACCTCGCCCTGTGGTCCGACCGAACCCTGCGGGCCGGTCGAGCCTTGCGGACCCTGGGGACCCGTGGCGCCCTGTGGCCCCACCGCACCCTGCGGTCCCTCGGCACCCTGCGATCCCGTCGCCCCCTGTGCGCCAGTCGAGCCATGCGGTCCCTGGGGCCCGACGTCGCCCTGCGGCCCCTGTGGGCCAGCACCGCCCTGCGGACCCGACGGTCCTTGTGCGCCCTCGGCGCCCTGCGGTCCCTCGACCCCCTGTGGCCCGGTCGCCCCTTGTGCGCCCTGCGCACCCTGCGGACCCTGTGCGCCGGTATCGCCCTGCGGTCCCTGCGGACCCTGCACGCCGATGTCGCCCTGCGGTCCTTGTGGACCCTCCGAACCCTGGGGTCCCTGCGGGCCGGTGCTGCCGGTCGCGCCTTGTGCTCCTTGGGGGCCAGGTTCTCCCTGCGGTCCGGGAACACCTTGCGCACCCTGTTCGCCCTGTGGCCCGGTGGCGCCTTGGGACCCCTGGGGTCCGACCGACCCTTGGGGACCCGTGGGACCCTGCGCTCCCTGAACCCCCTGTGGCCCCACGTCCCCCTGTGGTCCCTGTGGTCCGGTCGGGCCCTGTGCGCCTTCGCTGCCCGTCGCGCCCTGCGAGCCCTGCGGTCCCTGAGTGCCGGCCGAGCCCTCCGGACCCTGTGCGCCCTGGGGTCCAGCCCCGCCTTGCGCGCCCTGCGGTCCGGTCGTTCCCTGTGCGCCCACAGCTCCCTGTGCGCCCTGTGCGCCGGTGTCGCCCTGTGGCCCCTGGGGTCCCTGGGTGCCCTGTGCACCTTGTGGCCCGACGACCTGCGAACCGACCCACGCCGTGCCGTTCCACTGGAGGACGTCCATGGACGACGGGGACGGGACGGACACGTCGCCGAGGTCGTCGAGGACGGCGGACCCGAGCGCGGTGCTGTGATCTAGGGCGTCGTGCCTCGCATCGGTGAGGTACTGCGTGTGGTCGTCGTCGGACAGGCCGGTCATGGAGCCGTGGTCTGTCACCGGGGTCGCCGGGACGGAGCCGCCGGGCGTGAGGGCGACACGCATGTCGACGACCGCGGTGATCCTGGCGTGGGGCGTGTTCGCGTAGGCGTTGGCCGTCTGGTAGACGATCTTGTAGAGGGGGCGGAACTCGTAGACCGGGAAGTCGTCGAGGACCATGTCCTCCCACCTCGCCGCCTCCGCCGACCCCTGGTCGGTGTACTGGGCCTGGCCGAGCATGCCGATCACGGGGGCGTGGACGTCGTTCGTGGCGACGACGAAGGTGACGCCGAACTTGTTGTTGTCGATGTCTGGGGTGGACCACAACCCGCCGCTGTAGTTGTTGTAGGTGACCCTCGCCGTGCCCTGCTTCATCGGGAACTTGGTGGCGGCGTCCCTCCTGTAGTGGCTGTTGGTGCGGTAGAAGATCGGTATCTCCGCCCCGCCTTGGAGCACCTGCTGGAACGAGTGGTACACCGGCGAGGCCGAGTGGGTGATCTCGATCTTCTTGTCCTCGTCGAAGAAGACGCCGTTAGCGATGTCGATCTTGGCGTGGGCGTCCAGCGAGCCGTTGCCCGTGGTCGTGTAGTTGTTGACCCCGAAGCCGCCGGCGATCGCCGCCCCCCTGGTCCTGTGGAGGTACTCGTGCGTCGCCCAGTCCATGGTGATGCCGTGGCGCTCGTCGGCGAAGAAGTGGTCGGCCCCGTCCGTGGAGTTCCAGTAGATGTAGGCGACCGGGGCCTGCGTCTGGAGGTCGAAGAACGTCGTCGAGTAGGCGAGCGATCCCGACGAGTTGTAGTAGACGAAGTAGAGATCCGACTGGTTCGGGAGGGTGACGGTCTCGGCCGTCGTCTTTACGTACCGCTTGCCGTTGCACCACACGGCGTGAGAGGTCGACGCTGGGGCGATGGTGAAGATGCGCGTGCCCGTGTCGAAGTCGAGCGTGCTCTGGGTGGCGTCCTCGTGGCCGGTCGGCTCGTTCGTCGGGTAGGAGCCGTTGACCCAGTTCGTGCCGTTGTAGATGAGGATCTGCCCGTCGTGCGCCGACGTGATGACGACCCCGTCGATGCTCTGCGCCGGGACGAACTTCGTCCCGTTGTACCTGAGGATCTGCCCCGTCGTCGCGCCGTACGGGTCGATCTCGACGCCGTGGACGGACAGCCCTGAGGCGTTGATGAGGGATAGGTGCTTGACGCTCATGTCAGGTACGCCACCCCCGCGAAGGCCGCGCTGAACCTGAGGATGAGCTGCGATTCGTTCACGTGGTCAACCTCGCCGAACACCATCTCCTGGGAGGTGTCGAACACCGACACGGCGGCGGGCTTGGTGTTGAGACCGTGGTTCACCGTCCACTCGTCGGACGGGACGGGCTGTTCGTGCCTGTACCTTATCCGCTGGTTGACCCACGTGTCGGTCGCGTCCCTGTACATGAGGACGTCCTGGTCGGCCGCCCCGGCCGACTGCACGTCCGTGAGGTCGTTGAGGGCCAGGTACGCGGCCAGTTGGATGTAGGTGTTGCCCCACCCGAGGGCCGTCTTGGGGCCGTACAGCCTCCCGTTCGGTCTGTCGAAGAAGTAGTCGCCGATCCTGCCGATCGAGTTGGACGGCGCACCCTCCCCGTCGATGATCTGCGTGCCCGCCGGACCCTGCATCCCCCGGGTGACGACGTTGATGACGTTCTGCAACTCTTGGGAAACGACGACGAGGTTCTGCGAGGAATCGGTGACCTCGACGAGGTTGGTCGTGTCGGCGGAGATGTAGACGTTGCTTACCTCCTGCCCGACGACGATCCTCGTCTCGCTCACCTCGTCACCTCCAGGTTGAGGTTGAAGTCCCCGCGGACGATCTTCTGGACGCTGAGGTTGGGGGCGATCAGCTCGATGTCGTAGACGCCCGAACGCTCGATCGCCGCCGTCTGGGAGGCGGTCATGGAGATGGTGACGACCCCCTCGGGGCCGTCGATGGAGATCGAGCCGTTCTCGGTCGTGAGGATGGCGAGCGTCGAGGTGGCGGAAACGTCCCGGCGGATGTGCATCCTCGCCGTGTACCCCGAGAAGTCGTAGGGGTGGTACAGGTTGGGGTCGATGTCGTCCTGATAGGTAACCCTGAACACGCGCTCGAACGTGCTCCCCTGGTCGCAGGTGATGTTGTAGATGCCGGCGATCACCAGATTACCTCCCGATTGACATGGCAATCATAGGCGTTGCGCAACACGGGTACGGTAGCAGGTCATTCCTCTTCCGGCAGCGTCATCTCCTTGGCGGCCTCGAGCATCCCCATCATCATCCACGGCGTCATCCCCTGCGAGGTTGCGACGTGGAGATCCCTGTCCTCGTCGGTGAAGACCTCCATGACCATCACCCAGTGGGTGACGACCCCGCCCTCCGGGGATAGTGCCGACATGGCTTCCCGGATGACGGCCTCGTCGTCGCCGTCACCGACCACGTCAGGCCCCCTTCGTCTTCCTGGCAGTCCTCGTTGCGGGGGTCTTCTTGGCCGCCGGGGCCTTGCGGGCCGGCTTCTTCGCGGCGACCGACTCCGAGGCGGGCTTTCCGCCGAGGCTCTCGACCTGTTGCTTGAGGCTAGCGATCTCTGCTCCGAGGGCTTGGTTGCGCCTCTCGCACTCCTCCATGGCCGACCTCATGTCGTCCATGTCGTGCTTCATCCTGTCGACCTCGGCCTGCAGGTTCTTGACGATTGAGTCGTATGCGTCCATGACGGCGTTGATCTTCGACACTTTGTTGCCGTCCTTCTGGGTGTGCCAGACGAAAAGCCCCGAGATCAGGGCCACGACTACGGCTGTTACTCCTGAGGCTGCTTCCGGGGACATCGAGGAGACACTACACGCCACCCCTGCCGGGAAACCCTAGACGTCAGCGGTAGTAGGGCGTCTCCGTCACGGAACTCCTGTAGAGCATCTTGACCGCCATGCCCGTGCAGGTCTGCCTGAACCCGGTGGAGTACGAGTACCCCCCGGTATGCGTACTCAGCCTCGTGCCGGTGAACTTGATGAGGAGGCCGGACCCCTCCCACTCGTACGCCTGGGTGGGGAAGAAGTACGCGGACGGGAGGTGGTCGATCTCGTTCGGGTCGCCCCCGCCGTCGCCCGTCGAGTTGTTCTGGGCGTAGTAGGTGTAGGCGGTGTTGTACCCGTTGCCGCCCCCGTACGGGATCGTCCCGAGGACCGCCCCGTTGTTGCTCCAATCGGTGGCGTTGACGCTCGTCGTGTAGCCCCTGCCCAGGGAGACGTACATCTTGATGTCCTTGATGGACGCGTTCACCCAGATGCTGTAGCGGAAGCCGCAGATGAACCTGTTCTGAACCGTGTTCGTCACCAGGCTCCCGCCCGCCGGCCTCGTGTAGTAGGTGATGTACCTGTCCACGCCCGACCACGACCAGTCGAACGGCCACGCGATGTACTCGTAGGAGGTCCCGGACTCGGAGGCCGTGTTGGACCCCGACACCCAGCCGCCGTTGGGGGAGAACACCGAGTTGGCGCTGCGCCCCGAAACGCTTGATGATGCCCTCATGGCGAGGGCGCTCGGGCCGCGGTCCTGCGTCAGGGGGACGTCGGCGACGGTCCAGTTGTCGGATGCCGTCCTCTCGTACTCGTAGGCCGCGTTCGTCGTGTAGGCGGCCGAATCGGTCGTGGTGCTGCCGGAGTTGGCGTCCGTCACCACGACCCTGCAGATGTAGGAGGTGCTCTCGGAGAGGCCGGTGAACGAGACGTTCTGGTTGATCGAGGTCTGCCTGTTGCCCGTGCCGTACAGGGTCACCGTCTGGAGCGTCTGCGTGTTCGCCGAGTTCCTGAGCTCCGCCACGGCGGAGACGGCCTCCCCGCTGTAGGAGACCGAGAAAGTCAACCCCTTCTGGACGGCCGCCGTCGTCGTCCTGCTCGTGCCGTCGTCCTGCTTGCTGAGGCCCGAGACGGTGGGCGCGGGCGGGTTCGCGTTCGTCGTCGTGAACGTGACGGAGACCCCGCTTGACTTGAGCCCGCCCGAGTCGACGGCGTACACCGTGTAGGTGTAGGAGGTGTTCTGCGTCAGCCCCGTGATCGTCTTCGACGTGCCGTTCTGGGAGAATGTCGCCGAGGTCGCCCCGGATGCCCAGATCTCGTACCTGTTTGACGCGGCCAGGTCGGTGGACGTCGACGCCGTCCACGAGATGTCCGCCTGCGTCGGGGTGATGCCCGAGGAGGACAGCGACGTGACGGGCTGGGGGTTGCCGTTCGCCGTCGTGTCCGTCCTGAGGAGCTCGCCCGTGCGCCCGCTGTTGGTGACGACCCTGACGCCGAACGTGTAGGAGGTGGACGAGTCGAGGTTCGTCCACGTGTAGGCCCTGAGCGCGGCGTTGGTGCTGGGGCTTCCCCACGTCGTGCCACCGTCGCTGGTGAACTCGTACCTGTTGAAGCTGTACACGGTCGGCTGCGTCCAGTTCAGCGTGTAGCTCGACTTGTCCGGCGAGCCTGCGCCGGCGGCGGCGGTTGACGACGAGGAATAGAGGGGAGGGGTCGCGGCGTTGTCCCATACGACCTGCCACCCGGATGCGTTCTTCACATAGACGATGGATGCCTCCGTCCATGTGGACGCACCCGTCTTGACCCTGATGTTGGGGGCGGTGTTGGTGACCTCGGTCCACCCGCCCGCGGTCTTCACATAGACGGCCATTGGCGGACCTTAGTAGGTGATCCAGATGTCGCCGACCGAACCCTGCGTCGTGGGGGCCGTCCCGTTGGAGACCCACACCCCCTTGGCCGAAGGCGCACTGTTGACGGTGCCAGCGGCCCATAGGGCGTTCCTCCACGCGGACCCCGAGCGGTAGTAGAGGAGGTGGTTCGTGGTGTCCACGCTCATGTTCCCGTCGGGGTAAGAGGCGCTCGGGGTGCCGGCCGAGGTGAACACGATGCCGCCGTTGACCTTTACGCCGGAGGCGCCGACCGAGATGCTGGCCACCCCCGTGGCCACGCCGTTGGGGTCGGGGACGACGGCGAGGGCGGTCCCGGCGCCGCCGGTGATGCCGTTGCCGGCCACTCCGGCGGTGAGGTGCGTCGGCCCGATGCTGCCCGTGTTGACGATGAGGTTGCCGGAGGATAGGCCGACCGTTGCCGATGTGTTCACCGACAGCCCGTCGCCGCTCGAGAAGGTTAGGCCTCCGAGCGACTTGACGACGTCCGAGTTGAGCTTCGCCTTGCCGACGCCGGAGTCCTTCACCCTGACCGCACCGCCCGCCGAGAGTTCCACCGTCGTCCCGTCGGTGTTGACGGACAGGCCGTCGAGGGCGGCGAAGACGAGGCCGCCGTTGGCCTTGACGACGTCGGAGTTCAGCTTGGCCTTGCCCACCCCGGAGTCCTTCACCCTGAGGGAGTCGGAGTTGATCTCGAGCGTCGTGCCGTCGGTGTTTACCGACAGGGCTGTGCCGTTACCGCCGGCAAGTCCGTTTCCGGCGACGCTCGCCGTCAGGTGCGTCTGGTCGATGGTGTTCGCCTTGACGATGAGGGCGTTCGACGACAGCTCTATCGTTGCCCCCGTGTTCACGGACAGCCCGTTGGTGGTGTCGAAGGACAGCCCGCCGTTCGCCTTCACGACGTCGGTCGCCAGCAGGGCCTTGCCGATGTTGCCGGCGAGCATTGTTGCGCTCACCGTCCCAGCGGCGATGTTGTGGTTGTGGTCGGCCCTTGCGAGCGAGGACGATGTTCCCTCGGAGTTGGAGCCGCTGATGGTCGACGCCGCGGCCGTTGACACGGCGTGCTTGTGGTCGGCGCGGGCGATCCTCGCCGAGGAGCCCTGGGGGGACGAGACGCTCCCGGCCACGACCGTGTATGCGTCGCCGGAGATGGCCTTGTCGTCAACCGGCCTCCATGTCGAACCGTCGTTGTAGTAGAGGACGGATGTCGTCGTGTCGTACCAGAAGGTCTTCTGGTGGGACGGCTCCGTGGGGTCCGGGGTCGCCGCGGTCGTCCCCGACCTGAAGATGGCGGCGAGGTTGTCGATCGAGAGGTTCGCCTGCTGGAACTGCGCCCGCCCGAAGGCGTCGTCTCCCGACGACCACGTGGTCAAACCGAACCTAGTTGTCGCCCCGATCGTCATTTGCCTGCCTCCGATTCGTCACGTATTGTAGCCGTGAGACACGACCACGCCTGCGGGTTTGGCCAGATTGGCCGCCCTCACGACGAGGTCGACACCCTGCGTCTGCGCCTCGTCGGTTTTCACCGTCAACTCCCACGAGAGCGGCGAAACGCGCTCGAGAACGACCTTCTTGTTGGTCACCCAGCATGCCGCCGTGCCGTATCCCAGGTCGGCGAGGCCCGACGACAGGACGAACGACTGCCCGTCGATGACCGACGAGACCGTCTGCGGCGAAGGTTCCCACCCGGTGTTGAACACGGGCACCGCTGAGTCGTAGATCCAAGCCTCGTCCCCCGCCTCGAACGGGTGGGGCGCCGAGGTGGTGACGAGTATTCCGCCACCCTCATACACCCGTGCCGTCCCCTGCGATTCATAACCATCAAGGACCGCCCTAACGGCGGCGGTAATCGCGGCGTCCGTCCCCGCCCTGAGGCCGGTGGCCCTCGTGCGGACGAGGTGGGCGAGTGCGGCGACGGTGTCAAAGGCGAGGGGGTTGTCCGCCTCGATCTCCGCCCACGAAGAGTCGGAGACCCTGAGCGAACTCGTCGCCGCCGACGTCCCGTTGGACGCATCCTGCGCCCAGGTCAGAACTTTCGTGCCGCTGTCGGACGTGAGGACGGAGTACGAGCCGGAGAAGCCCTCTGCGTTCGTGACCTCGACGACGTCACCGATCGCCGGGAAGTAGGCGGGTCCCGATGTCTGCGGTGTCCCGAGCGTCGCCGTCACCACCCCCGCGGTCCTCGTGAACGAAGACACGGGCCACACGGGATTGGCGGTCGGGTCTATCTCTGTCTCCATCTCCGACCACGTGCCGCGCTCCTCCTCGAGCCAGAACCACGGGGTGCGGCCACTCGACCCGCTCCTCACACCCTGGACGCCGACGAGTTGGGCGAGCCACGGGAGCCACTCGGCCTTGGCCACGGTTTCGTCGGGGTAGTACGAGGGGTCGACGAGGGTGCATCTGTCGTACCCGGGGATGCCATCCACGGCGGGTATGTAGTCGAAGGCGAGCGTGGCACTGAGTATCTCGTCGCCGAGCTCGACGCCCAGGTCCACGAACCTTGACAGGTGGTAGGACGTCTGTTCGTCGGAGTCGATCATGTACTCAGGGAAGCGTCCCATGACGAGGTTCGTGAAGGCGTGGTACGGCTTCTCGTGGTATTCGATGAGGACCACTTGGTCGAACCAGACCGGGGAACCCTCGGCGTACAGCTCGACATCCACCGAAGCGGTGTCCTGCCCCGTAGTGAAAACCCTCGAGGAGAGCGTCCACCTCTGGTAGGACGCCTCCGTGGAGGACTCGTACGTGGCCTCCGGCGTTGCCGAGGCCGCCAGATACGTCTTCGCCCTGACGCCGAAGGTCGTGCCGGGGGTTTCCGAGTAGCCGAAAGCGAAGAGTCTGTACTGCTTGTCTGGCTCGACGTCGATACTCCTGACAAGCCTGCAGGTTGCGGACGAGGACGAAGTGTTGGCCAGGAGCAACGACGCGGGTGCGACTCGCCATCGTGCGCTCGAGCGCGAGATCGTGTTCGTCCCGGACACCTCCCACAGGCCGGGGACGTAGGTTATTTCCTGTTCTTCGGTGGTCAGCAGGTTTCTGTGGGACATCTAGACCACCGTGATCACGTGTGACCCCGACACGACCAGCGGTGCTTGGTCGTCGAGGATTAGGTCGCCCGTCGCAGAATCCACGTAGCCGACGATGGCCCAGTCCGTCGGTGTGGTCGACCCGATCCCAGTGTTGGAGAAGGTGAACTGTGTCGACGAGGTGACGGTCACCTCCTTTAGCCACCAGCCGGTTGACGAGTGGTAGACGGCGAAGTAGTTGGTGTCGGACGAGTCCATGTCATGGCCGGCGGAGACCGTGCATGTCCACGTGGTGCTGGCGAGGGAGAATGTCGCCGACGGCTTGTTCTTCGCGCCGCTGGCGGGGACGACGACGTCGTCCAGCGAGATCTCCACCGACGTAACGTACGCAACGGCCCTGCCGCCGTTCTCGTCGGTCGTGGCGGATACCGCCGCGATGATGTCGTTCTTGCGGAGCGTCGTCGACCAATCCCAGGTGTTGGGGTTGACGATGCCCTCAATGACCGATGTCGCAAGGGCCGAAACCGCCGTACCCGTGGTCGAGCCGAACGGTGAGAGGCTCACGGCACACGAGACGGTGGCGAGCATCGGGTCCGAGACGTTGATGTCCAACAGCGGGTGCGACCTCTGGGACGCGGCGAGCCTGATCTCGTCCTTCACGCCCCACGAGGGGCTGGACTGCGAGATCCCCGTTCCGTCGCCCGAGATCAGGTTCGTGGACGACGCGTCAATCGGGGCCACGACGAGGAGAACCGACCCCGCACTCTCCTGCCTCTCGGCGTCGGCGGCGTCAACCGCTGTCGCCCTGTACACATCCGCGAAGTCGCCCGATGTCACCACCCATTGGGTGAAGTTGTCGGCGGTAACCAGCGAGTCGTTGACCCTGGCGAGGTTTGCGCTGGCCCTCTGGAAGTATGTGTCGTCATCCTCCGTGTTGAGGCCGCCCGACACGACTGAGGCAAGGTATGCGGAGGCGATCTGCGGGACCACGGACAGCAGGTCGAGGGCTGTCCCCGAGGGGATCCCGTTGAACCCGTCGGTGATGAACGTGCCCGTGGCCTGGACGAACGCCGTCGCCGGGTGGGAGAGCGGCGGTGTTGCGGTGGCGCTGGTCGGAGTCTCGCTGGTGTTCGCCTTGACGATGGCGAACGTGAACGTCTTGTCCCCTACGGAGTCAATCTCGAACGAGTCGTTGAAGTCCGTGTCCGTGAATCCGGCCAGCGTTACGGTCTGGCCCACGGCGAAACCGTGGTAGTCGGACGTGGTCACGGTGGCCACGTCGTCGGTGACCGAGACGCTGCTCACGGTCTTCGGGTGGGTGAGCGTCGTCGCGGTGTCGGTGACGAGGACGAGCGGCGTGGAGTTCAGGGTTGACTGGTAGAACAACCTCGTGCCGGCGGGGATCGCATAGCTGGTCGTCGTCGCACCCTTGAGCTGGACGACCGCCGTCGGTGGTACGCCCTCCTGCCTCTGGACGTCGAACAACCTCAACAGGACCTGCACGACACCGCCGGGGAGCCTGTTGATCGAGGTCACCAGGTCGGCGACCTCCATGGCCACCGATTGCAGGATGACCGACTCGAGGGATCCCTCGGTCGGCTCGAACTCGGGGAACACGACCTTCATGTAGTCGAGGGCCCTGAGGTAGATGGACTGGCTGTCCAGGTCGTAGAGGGTCAGGTCGACGAAGTTCCTGACGTCGGGACTAGGCATTGAAGACCACGCTCCGTTCGGCCACGGTTGCGGTGCTCGTTCCCGTCACCGGGGCGACCTCGACCACGACCTCGCCCATGCCCGACTCGTCGCCGTAGACGTACACGGAGTTCAGCTGGACCCCGGGGTGGAATGTCGCCATTCCAACGACCACTTCGGCGGCGTCGGTTCGCCTGAACGCGGGGTCCTGCAACCCGTACAGGGGCGACATGGCGAGCTCCCCGACCCTCGTCGACACGAACTGGACGGCCTGTTGCTGGGCGTGGGCGTCCGAGCCTTGCCAGATCCTGTCGGCCCTGCCGTCTGCGCCGATCCTGAAGGGTAGGGAAAGGAGTTCCATCGTTCGCCATTCTGCCACAAGAACGTCGCCCGGGATCACGGCGCGCCTTGCCTGACTCTTCCGATGACTATGAGCTCGTCCTGCCTGCCCTCGAGGAACGTCACCACCACGAGGTCGCCGACCTCGTACACGTCGTCCTCGCGACCGAGGACGTAGAGGGGGCCGTACTCCATGTCGCCTGACAACCTCGGGACCCTGACCTTCAGCCTGTGGTCGGGAACCTCTGTGACGACGGCGTTCCAGATGCCAACGGGGTTGAACGGGACCGATGCGTTCTTTAGCGGCGTGGTGTAGCGGTTCACGCGAATCCTCCTGCGGCCGTGTTGGTGAAACCTCCGCCCGTCAGGTCTACCTTGGCCAGGAGTTCCTGCCTCTTCTTGTACTCGGTGGGCAGGCTGGGTGTTGACGCAGATACGGACACCGGGTCGGGCGTCCCCTCCTCCCAGGAGACCTCGTTCACCAACAGGTTGGCCGTGAAACCGGGTATTCCCTCGATGGTGATGGTCATGCCGGGCCTGAACTTCCTCCCCACCTCCCTGTCGACGCGGAACGTGGCGGTCATCTCCTCGTAAGTGTCGTCCGACCTGCGGACTTCGGGGCACTCGATCGGCTCCACCACGAAACTCCTGCCCGAGTCGGCACCCGTGTAGCCGGACGCGAGAAAGTCAATGATCTGCCACGTTACGGTCCCGACCGTCCCGTTGGCGGGCGTCCTGAAGAACCTCTGGAGGTTGACCACGGCGTTGTACGTCTTCGTCCCGAAGATGCCGTCGACGACCAGGGTCCCTTGCCCCGCCCTCTGCTTGAGGACGTTCTGCACATACCTCACATGCTCGGTGTCCTTCGAGCCCTTCTTCAGCGTCGGCCTGCCCGGTGGCCCGACGATCGCCGGAAGCGTCAGTGCCGCCGTTGAGGTTGACGCGGCCCCCTCCAGTTCAATGGTCCCGAACCTCGGCCGCCACCTCACGACCGTGGTGAGGAAGCCGGGGGTGGCCGACTGTTCCGAGATCGCGTACTTGCCCAGCAGGAACTGCTGTGAGGTGAAGAAGAGACGCCCCCCGGTCTCGAATGTGACGAACTGGTTTTCGCCGGCCAGCCTCTTGATGACGTCCCACGTCGACTCGTCCGTGGTGTCGTTCCTGATCCTGGAGATGGTCGCCTTGGCGGCCGTGCTTTCCCCGAAGAAGTCAAGGCCTACGAGCCTCGCCCTCTCCGAGGCGAACGACGTCGCCGACCCCGCCGTGAACACGGCGGAACCCTTATCCCTCTTGAGTTGTTGGATCCCCGTGAGGCGACAGTCGATGGTTACGGTCTCCCCGGCGTTGCCCTGCGACACCTCGACGGCGGCGATCTCGAAGACCTCGCCGAGGCACTTGACCTTCTGCCTGAGCTGGAAGTAGTTGGCGTTCAGGTACACCAACCCCGGGTCGACGACGGAGATGCTGACTTGGCTGACCTCCGCCGCGGTCAGGCTCACGCTCATCCTGGTGATGATCTCGGAGATGTCGGCCGCCGGGCCGTCAGACCTCGCGTACGTGCCGGTTGCGGCGACCTGGGCGACGTCAACGCCCGCGGACGAGTACGAGAACAGGACGCCGAAGGCGACCGCGAGGATCGTGAAAGTCCCGTCCCACCCCGCCCCGAGGCCCGAGACCGTCACCATGTCGCCGACGGACAGGTTGTGGGGGGCGGCGGCGGCCAGGACGACCGTCCCGTCCTTCCTGTTCTTGGCAACCACCCGCCCCCGTTCGCCGATGTCGCCGAGCAGGACGCCGGTTATCATACCCCGCCCCCGGATGTGCCGGGGTTGTTGGGTGTCGGACCGGCGGCGATGATCCTGTCGATGATCGCCTGGCTTCCGCCGCGCTGCCCCGGGGTCGTGGCGCCAGGGTTCGCCGCCGTGTTCCTGGACTGCGGCACGTCCTTGATTGTCGGCATGCCCGGGACGACGGCGGGCATGGCCGTCACCTCGGTGAAGGTGAGGTCCGCCTCGGCGATGGACACGTCGTTCGCGGCGTTCCTGCGGACCGACCTGTAACGGAGGTCGGTGAGCCTCCACCTCTTCGCGGGGTCAACGCCCGCGTAGACGATCGAGAGGTCGTAGTCCAGCCGGGACAGGGCCTCCAGCGCGTCCACCTGCGCCTGCGCCGACGACAGGTACGACCTGTCCTCGTTGAGCACCATCACGGTGATCGTCAGCTGTTGGAGGTTGAGCGATGCCGACCTGAGGAGGGGTTTCCTGCCGGGACGCCCGATCTCCGTGTAGTTGATCCCCGTCCTGCTCGCGGATACCTCGTTGGGCGAGATGACGAAGGAGTAGGTGACCCTCTCCGTGCTGGTCGCCGAGACGGTTGCGAACGACACGATCTTGAGCCTGCTCGGCGCGGGGAGAACTGTGACCGCCTGTCCAGAGCCGGCTGGAATAACGGCGTCGGCGGTGTTCGCTGTCCACGCCGAGACAACGGAGCGGGCCGCGCCGGGCCTGGCGGAACCGCGCCTCGCCGTCATCTCGGCGAGGGTCAGGTTGCTCGACACGGTCGCCGTCCTCGCCTGCGTCCTGACGCTCGGTGGGGCGGTGGTTGGGCTGTTCCTGACGATCTGGAGGAACGGCCGCGGGGGGAGGACTGTACTCACACCCTCTCCCTCCTGTTCCTCTCGGCCCTCTCGATCCTACGCATGACCGCCTCGGCGATGTCGTCGGGATCCATGCCGGGGCCTCCGCTGATCTCGAAGTTGTAGTAGTTGGTCGACGACGAGCCGCCGTAACCGCCCGCCCTCGACGTCGTCGTGTCCCCGACCGGCGGGACGACGTGGAGGTGCTTGCCGGAGCCGCCGCCGTGGAACTCGGCGAACCCGCCCACGTTCCTGACGTTGTTGGCGTACGAGACGAGGTTGTCGCCGACGAGGTCGTAGGCCGACCCCGTGGAGTGGTCGGACCCGATCGACCCGAGCATCGTGTCCCTGATGCCGGAGGTGACGATCCGCCTGCCCGGGACCATGGAGTTGAGGCGAGCGTGGGCGGACATGACGCGGGAGAACCTGCTCGTCCTCGTGTCGCCCGACGGCGGGGGCGGTTCCTTTACCGGCTGCGGCCTGTCGATGTTCGGGTTGCCCGTCCCGCCGTAGGGGTTGAGTGATGGGTCCAGCCTGGCCGCCACGGCCGAGGGGTTGTAGGTCGCACCGGTCATGGCGGCGCGGATCATCGCGGCGACGTCCATGCCGGCGGAGCGCATCGCATCCGCCATGGCCTGCGGGGCGTTCATGATGGTCCCCGACAGGAGGTTCTTCAGCTTGGACTCCGTCTCGGGTGTGACCTCAAGCCCCCCGTTCATGGGATCTTCCAGCCACGTGACCAGTTCGCTAGTCGCACTTTCGAGGGCCTCGGGCACCGACATCGAGCCCTCCGCTATCTTGGCACCGAAGTCCAGCGCGAGGTTGTCCATCTTCGAGGTGAGATCCTGGTTGAACACCGCGTCGAACTGCGCCCTCTTGAACGGGTCGGTCTTCGCCTGGTTCGCCTGGTCGATGAGTTTGCCCTCGCCGAAGACGGCGTCGGCGAGGCCGCTCACGAGTTCGGGCGAGAGCCCGGCCTCGGCGGCCCCGTACACGAGTCCGGCGAGTTGGTTCTGGAGCATGCCCGGGGTTTCCCCCACGCCGACCAAATCCGAGAACTTGATGTTGCCGGCGGCGTATTCCGCCATGGCGTTGCCGACGATCTCGTTGACCGTCTGCCCGACGACGATCGTTGCCTCGTCCTTGGACATCGGCCCCGTGTACGAGAACGTGTCCTCGAGCTGTTGTCGCAGCCTGCTCCTCCCCTCGGCCAGGTCGCTCTGGAGCTGGCTGTCGGCGAGCAGGGACCTCCCCATCCTGCCCGCGCCGGTGGCCCTGTCGGCGGCCAGGTCGCCCGTCATCCCGATCAGGCGGTTGAACTCGTGGATGCCGACGCTCGTCTCCTCGATGGACAGGCCGAGTTCGTCGAACAGGGCGGCCACCTCCGCCGTCGCCACACCCGTCCCCTCGAGGGTGTACATGGTCTTGCCGACCATCTCGTTGTACTGGTTCTCCCGTTTCGTGATCTCCTGCAGGGCCTTGGCCAGCGAGTTGTTGGCGGTGTCGAGGTTGCCGATGTCGCTCTCCAGCTGTTTGCGCTCGGCGTCAAGCGATTCCCTTATCTGCTTGTCGTTCCTGCCGACCCCCGTGTCGTAGACGGAGGCGATCGCGTCGTTGAGCTCGCCCATGCTGCTGGCCACGCCGTCATCGCCGAAGATGTCCTTGATGTACTCGTCGGTCAACCTCTTGTTCTTGATCAACTCCTGACCCATGAGTTCGAGCGCGGCGGCGTCGTTCGTGATGTCGTACTCGTCGCCGAACTCGGCGCGGGCCGCCCCCATTACGCGGCTGGTCTCCGCGTCTATCGTCTCCGCCCTCCTGGCGTCGATCGCGGCGATCTGCGCCTTGAGGCTCCCCTCGCCGTCGCCGAGCTTCATGATGTCGAGCTGCAGTTTCGCCGCGTCTGCGCGCGCTTGCCTGAAGTCCTCCGACCTGTTGAACGTCTTGCCACCGAACACGGTCTCGTTCACGAACTCCCGCGCCTGGCGCTTCTCCGCCTCCCGTTGTTGCCTCGCGTTGCCCATCCCCGTGAACAGGCCGATGGCCCCGCCGATCAGGGCGCCGGCCGCCATGCCGGCGGGGCCGAACGCCGCGCCCATCCCCACGCCCATTCCTATGCCGGACATGGCCCCGCCGAGACCGGCCTTCGCCGTGTTGGTCCCGGCGCTTTGCGAGAGCATGCCGCCGATCATCGTCAGTCCGACCGTCGCACCGACCATGCCGGCCGCCTTGCCGAACCTGGCGGCGGAGTCCCTTACGAACGCCCTGCCCGCCTCCCTGCCCTGGATCTTTCCCGTCTGGATGGCCTGTTGCCTGCCCTGCTTTATCTGCTCGGCGTTGTACCTCCTCCGAGCCGCGATGGCGTCCTTCGCCTCCTGCGACTGCAGAGCCTTGGCCTGGGCCGCGGTCATGGGGCCGGCGGTGGGGTCGTTCCTGTTCACGTAATGGTCGCCCGCGGTGATCGAGCCCTTCCTCGCGTTGGGATCCCCGGCCACGAAGTCGTAGCCCTGGTTCCTCATGTACTTCCTGATGTCGTCCCCGGCCCCGGTCTGGCCGAGGATGCTCTGCATCTGCGCCCGGTTTGCCATCAGCGCGTCGATCCTCGCCTGCTGGGTGGCGGCGACGGAACCGGTGATCGTGCGACCCCTCCGATCGACGAAGCCCTGCGCCATCGCGCCCCTGGCGGCGGAGCCGGCCAACATTGCCGAAACACCGCGACCCATGCCGTCGCGCCTGTTGCTGGCGAATCCGAAACCGAGGGGGCTGGAGAACAGCGCGGAGGGGATCCTCCCCGCTCCAGCGGCACGGTTGGCCGCGTAGTTGCCGGCACTGGCCGCCCCGTACCTCGTCCTGGTGCCGAAGCCGCTCATACCCATCATCAGCGGCATCGCCGCCATGCCGAGCAACCCCATGCCCGGGGTGGCCGAGGCGAACATCGACGCCCCCGCCGCAGCACCAACAGCACCCATGCCCCCGCCACCGCCGGCCCTGCCCCGCATGAACCTACCCATGAGAAGCATGGGGATCAGGAACTGGATGCCCGGCAGCGAGGTGAGCTTTGCCAGCACGCCGAGAATGTTGGAGAAGGCGGCGAAAACGGGCGCAATGGCCGCCTTGAGCTGCCCGAACCCGGTGATCAGGTTGCGGACGGCCTCCCCGACGGCCCTGATCATCCTCTCGAAGGAGCCGAGGGGCTGGTCCTCGATCAGTTTGTTGAACGTGTCGAATAGGTGCGAGAGGGTGGAGACGAACTCCTGCCCGAAGGGCCTGAGTATCCCCTCGAACAGTTTGTCCCATCCCCGCGAGTAGTGCCTAAGGCCGTTGCCGAGCTTCCCGAAGAAGTCGCTGACCGACCTGCCCCAGCCCCTGATCGACTCGACCCAGCCCGAGATCTTCCCCATGTTGGTGTTGATGGAGGTGGCGAGCCTGTCGAATACCCTCGTGATCGTGTTGTTGTTCTCGTCTTTGACGTCGAACAGGGTCGGGAACACCTTCTGCACGGTCCCGTTCACCTTCAGGACGAACAGGCTGATCTCCCGCTCGAGGATCGTGATGGGCCTCCTGAGCCCGGCGAGGAGCGGTTCGCCCATGCGGGTGAACTGTTCCTTCACCCCGACGAACGCACCCTTCAGCGTCCCGATGAGCGTTGAGTTGATGTTGTCCAAGGCGCCCTGGAACGGCTTGAGGGCCTCGAGGTTCCCCGCCATCACGGCGTCGAAGAACTTCTGGTACGAGACAGAGCCTGCCCTCGCCGCTGCCTCGCCCTTCTTCGTCCCCCCCGCCATCTCGTCGAAGGCCTTGGCGAGCGCGGGCGAGACGGCCCTCAGGTCCTCGTAGGTCTTGACGGTGACCTTGCCGTCCTTCGACATCTGCTGGAACGTCTTCTGGATCTCGGCGAGCTTCTTGGGGTCGCCGAGCGAGTAGTTGGCGAGCTTGGCCAGTTCGTTGCGGAATGTCGCGTCGATTACCCTGCCCTGCTCCGCGGCCGACTGCAGGATGCCCGCCATCGTCTTCTGGTCGAACATGGCGAACCGCCTGTCGGCGAAAAAGGCGTTCGTCTGCGTCCTGGACTCGACGATTCCACCCATGATCGGTGCGAGCTTGACCGACTGAAGTTCCCTGAGTGCCCCGAGGACGGTCGCTATCGCTCCGACGGCGACTCCGGCCGCGGCACCCGTGGCGCGCAGGAGGGCGTGGAAGCCCTTCATCGCCGTCTGCCCCGCCCACAGCGCGAACTGCATCGCACCGAGGGCCGCGGTCATCAGCCCGAACTCGATTGTGGCGAACTTGACGATCTTGCCCAAGCCGCCGAACATCTTCCTCAGGGCGTCGCCCGTCTTGAGCAGGTCCTTGTTCGACTTGTCGGCCCTCGACGATCTCTTGGACATGTCGTCGAGGCGCTGCCCGTAACTCCCGGCTGCCTTGCCGGACCTCTCGGACTGCTTCTCGAGGGCCTTCATCCTCGCCTCGAGGGCGGCCATCCGTGCCTGCGCCCCAGCGTCGTCGACGTCGACCTTGATGCTTACCGAGGCATCAGCCCCGCTCGGGATCATGCTCAAGATCGGTCACCTCCTACGCAAAGACGGCGACCGTCAGTTCGCTTGCCTCATCTTGTTCGCCTGTTCTTCGTGGTCGCGCGCAACCACCCTAGCACAAGCGACGCGAAGCATCCATGTGACGTCGTCCGACTCCAGAACGGTCATGGGGTCGATGTGGAACATCTCGGCGATGCGGGCCGCGGAGATGATGTGTGGTTCTTCGAGCAGCCAGTCTAGGGCTGCTTCGTAGGGTCCACCTGTTCCACCGAGTCGTTGAACCCGGAGGCCTCCATGACGGCGAGGGCGGTCGCCTCGATGTGCGGCTCGACGACGTAGATGGCACGGATCGCGTCCTGGACGCGGTCGGCGTCCATCATCTTCATGATGTCGTCGGATCCGAACACGAGTTCCTCGCCGCGCTCGTTGCGGGCCAGTTCCCCGTCGAGCATGATGCCCGTGCAGGTGTTGGCCAGGACGTAGCAGGCGAACTTGGTCGCGTCCATCCCGTTCTTGGTGTCCTCGCCCGAGTTCCTGCGCCAGGCCCTGACTTGGTTCTGGGTGATGTTCGGCGAGTAGCGGACCGCGATGCTCGGCCGCTCGGGGACCTCGAGGAAGATCTCGGGCCTCCTGACGCGCTTCGTCAGTTCCGCTCGCAACTTGTCGAGTGTGGATTCGCCCGCCGAAGCCGACGGCAAATACATCTCGTCATCGTTGATGCTGTCCATGTGTAGCCTCCGTAGTGTCGTGGTAAGACACGACGGACACTATCACGCCGGGTGCGCGGTTTCGGTCAGGCGACGACGGTGGCGGCGCCCGGGTTCGGCGTACCGGTGTAGGCCACGTCGGTCGACTTGCTCACCGAGAACGTCAGCGAGAATGTCGCCGGGCCGCCCGAGGAGGCGTCGCCGTCGGGCTCGGTGATGTTCACGAGGATGCAGTCCTCGTACTTGCGGGTGTAGCCGGTCTGGTTGCCGTCCGCGTCGAGCGTGAGGATCTCGACCCTGAAGAACTGCTTGCCGACCTTGTCCCTGTAGTACGAGATGACTTGTGCGTCCGAGGACGGGTCGTAGTGGCGGGTGACGGTGACGTCGCCCACTTCGATGACCGACGGGAGCACTTCCGGGAAGGTCGATCCGCCGTCGTACACCTTCTCCACCGAGGCCTGGATCTCTCCGCCAGACACCTGCGAGAAGTAGGGGCGGGTGGCCGAGCTGAACTTCGTGTTGTTGGCCGTGAGGTCCTGTCCCCCCTTGCCGCTCAGTGGGATGACCTTGGCCAGTACCTGGCGCTGTGAGATCTTTGCCATGTGTTCTCGTTCCTTCTGCTCAGAGTGCGGCCGTGAGGCTCGACTTCGTGATGGTGAGGGTGATCAGGTCGGCGACGCCGGCCACTCGCACGCCGACCCTCGCGGCGATCCTGCCCTCGGCAAGATCGTTGATCGGGTTCAGCGCGTCCGACACCTCGACCGAGTAGCCGCGGTCGACCTGCGTACCGAGGGCGTCCACCATCGGGTACAGGCCTCCGAGGTCCTTCACGGCCTCGAGGATGGAGACCAGGTTCGAGGAGATGGCCCCGAACAGGTTCTTCCTGCTGTCGATCGGGCTGAACACGAACTGCTCGAGCGCGTTCTCGCAGTTGGTGGCGATTTGGTTCACCGTGTCGCGGTAGGTGATGTACCGCCAGTTGGTCTCGTCGGCGGACGCCGAGCGGGCTCCGTAGATGCGGATCTGGCCGTCGATGACCCTGATGGCGTTGACCCTTCCGGCGTCCAGGGCGTTGCCCACGGACTTCGTCACCTTGGTGGCCGAACCGTCATTCGACAGGCCGACGGCGAACCTCGCCGCGGATCCAACGCCGGCGGCCGGCTTCCACGGGCCACCGTTGTCGACGATGCTCCTGGCGCGGACGGCGGCGACGAACGACTCCGGGGAGATGTTCAGGGTGCCGCCGTTGTCCTCGGGGATGGTGACCGAGGGCCAGTAGAACGCCATGTGGCTTCCCTGCGACTTCGCCCCGGCGGTTGCACCGCCGTAGGCCGATGCCGAGGAGATGGCCGAGGTGGATGACGCCTCCGGGTCGAAACCGCAGATGGCGATCCTCTTGTACTCGACCGCGTGGCTCCTCAGGGCGTTCCAGATGGTCGTCCCGTACTTCTCGGGGATCGACACCGCACCGGTGCCGTAGTCCTCGCCGAAGTTGTCCAGGGCGGCGGCGAAGCTGTCGTTGGTGAACAACACGTTGTCGATGTCGTCGTCGCCGGCCGAGAGGGACTCGGTCTGGCTGTCGGGGATGATGCTCGACGCACCGGCGCTGGCGACCAGGACGTGCGAGATCGTGTTGTTGATCAGCGTGATCGCCTCGGCGGGGGTGGTCAAACCGCCACCGAACAGGATCTCGACGCCGTCGAGGCTGACCGAGATGGAGTAGGCGCCCGCCTCGGCGAGGACCGTAACCGAGATGTCGGACGACCACGCTCCGGCGTTTGCGGCCGTGAGGACGATGCAGGTGTCGGCATCGGCGTCCTGGAGGTTGACCGTTCCGTTCTCCGCGTCGGGGCCGACGACCCTCTGGACGACGGCGCGGATGCCGCCCTCCTCGAAGAACGTCCTGATGTGCTGGTGGAGGGTGCAGTTCGCGTCGTACGAGCCGTACTCGGTCTCGAAGTCCTGCATGCTGCGGACGGCGACGGGCGCGGAGGTGCGGCCGCGCTTGGCGGTCCCGACCACGAAGAACGTGCTGCTGGGTGCGGTCTCGACGCCGACGCCTCCGACCCTCACTCCTGTGTTGACGACTACGCCGGGCATCAGTTCTCCTTCGCCACTTTCGACCTACTTGGCCTCTTCGACTTGTTCTCTTCCGGTTCCTCGGGCTGTTCGCCCTCGGTTTCGCCGGCCTCCTCCTCGGCCTGGGGAGCCTGTTCCTCGTCCTCCGCTGGCGCCTCGGACGGTTGTGCTTCCTCTTGCTTCGGTTCTTCCGGCTTCGCTTCCGCCTTCGGCTCTTCGGCCTTGGGTTCTTGCCTCGCGGACTTTATCACCACACGACCCTTCTTGACAGCAGCTGTCAAGGCGGGGTCGGAGTCGTCTGCCTCCGCGGTTGAACGGGCCTTCACGATCGCCCCGTTGGACGAGATGACGACAGGACCGTACGTCATGTTGAAGACCTGAACCTTTGCCACGCCGGAATCCTAACCCAGTCAAGCCTCGTCCGGTGAAAGGACCCCGTAGGTGACCATCGTCTGCGTCTTAGTGCCGATGTTCGGGTTGCTCGGCGTCGCCGTCGGGGTGAACAGGTTCGGGCGGGTGATCGCTTCGTTGAGCAACAGGGTGTAGGCGATGAACGATCCCGTAACCGCCCTGTCGCCCTTCACATACGTGATGTCGGAGAACTCTTCCCTCATTGAGGTCTCGTCGACGAGCAGGTCGTGCCCCTCGTCGTCCGCCGAGACCAGCGACTGCCTGTCGAGCAGGGCCGACCTGACGACGGTGGTCAGCCTGTCCCTGCTCTCCGTGGCGAGTTCGGCGTGATCCTGCCTCACCCAGATGTACGTCCGCATGTTGTACGCAACCCTGTACACGGGGTTCATGCCGTCGGTGTAGTCGATCCTGGTCATCGAGGGGGTCGCCAGAGCAACCGTGATCAGCATCGGCCAGTAGTCAAGGGCGGGCGGCTCGTACGAGAAGTACTTCTCGGGCAGGGGCAACCTGTCGGAGTCGAGTTGCCACAGGTTCCTGTACCCGTTGATGCGTTTCGGCAGATCCTCCTGGAGGTACGACGAGACGTACTCCTTCGCGGACCACGGCCCAGACATCATGGGAACAACGCCCTGAGGTCGGCGGTGAATGTGTTGGGCATGATGTGCGCCCTTATGCGGCGCGCCATCAACTGGGCGAACCCGGGCGGCTCGAACACGATCTCACGCTGGGGGAGTCTCGTCTTGGTGCTCCCGTACTGGTGGAACTTCGCCACCCTGTTGGTGATCGTCAGCCTGGCGTCCTTGGCGCTGATGTCGCCACGCCCGGCGAGGACGGCGGCCCTGAGCGAACCGTTGTTCACGAGTATGGGGGCGACCGGCGGGTAACCGTTCCTCGCCCTCCACGCGCTGGTGAACGGGGACAGCGGTTGCCACCCGCCGACCATCATTCCCTGCGAGTCGAAGTTCTGTTGGAAGGCCGTGCGCAGGTAGTTCACGCCCTCCTGGAGGGGGGCCCTGTACGAACCCATGTTCTTGCGGGCGGCGGTGATGGAGTCGTAGTCGACGGTCACCTTGATGGAGACGGTGCTCATACCTTCTTCCGCCTGAACCTGTCGAGGCCGGCCTTCTCGCCCGGCATCAAACCAATGTCGGCGACGGTTGCGCCCCTGTTCTGGAAGTCCTTCAGGCCGACGACGTCGTCGGTCATGTTCTGCATCTCGCGGGAGGCGGCGCGGATGAGGATCTGCTTGATGTAGGCGTTCTCGGCGATACCCGCCTCGTAGGTGACCTCGATCATGTCGCCGGCCCACACCGAGTAGAGGTCAAGGCCGTACTTTCTGACCAGGTACTGCTGCCCCTCGTTGAAGGTCACCGGGCTGGGTGCGGGGTAGCCGAAGGGGTGGAGCAGGACCTCGGAAACCGAGGTGATCGGGGCGTTCGCCAGATGGATGGTGTATGTGGGCATCAGGACGCGGATGTTGGCGTTGGTGGTGTCCAGCGCCCTGTCGTAGAAGTACGCCTCCGTGTTGATGTACAGGGTGTCCTCGGGGACGATGTGCGTTTCGGTGAACTCCCTGATCTCGACCGGCCTGTTGATGTACGCCTCGATCTCGGCCTGCAGGCCAGCAATCACCAGTTCGGCCGCGTCCTGCTGCCTGTTCGTCAGTTGCCGGTCCATGTAGGCGGCCAGCTCGCGCACTGTTACGAGCATTTCTGCCTCCTAATCAGCGACCGCGGAGCCTGCGGGCGACACCTCTCAGGGCGCGGGAAAGCAGTCCGCCCTGCCTCCTGGACCTGTTGCTGTTCCTCGGGGCCCTCGTCCCGGAGGTCCTCGGGGCCGCCGTCCCCCTCGGGGCGGTCGGGGTGCGCGGGACTGCGGCTCGTGGCGTGCCGCCGCCAGCCGGCGCCGGTGTCGGTTCTGGCCCGCCGGGCGGGTTCTCCAGCGTCCTGCCGGCACCCGTCCCGGGGACGGGCGGGGCCTGGAGGCTCTCGCCGGGTGCGCCGAAGCCGACCGCGTTCGGCTCCCTGCCGCCCGTGTCATACAGGACGCCGGGGCCCATGATCATGTCCCTCTCGGTGTCTGCTCCAACTCTTGATTGAGGCACTTCTGCGCTCCTCCGTCGGCTCGGCGTGGTCGAGGACACAGTAACACAAGCGACCGCCCGCTCAGTTGTCCCTGTTAGCCGGCCTCTCGAAGCGCATCTCGCCGGCGATGGCCACCCCGGGCTTCGGGGCCTCGACGGGGACCCAGCCCCTTGAGTAGGAGTGCTCCTTGATGGACTTGCGCTTGAGGTACTGCCCGTCGGCCAGGACCTCGTACTCCTCGCCCGTCATCACCAGCATGTTCTTGATCGCCCGTGCGTCGTACTTGCCGGACGCGGCGACCCACTTCAGGAGCGAGGAGAGCTTGGTGGCCACCTGCATGCCCCTCGCCCTGTTCAGCCGGACATGGAGGACCATCGCGTCCACCTCGTCGCAGGAGACCCAGACGACGGGGACGTCCTCGCCGACCTTGGCCGAGACCGGCCTCTCCTCCTTTGCGATGACCCACCTGAGGTTCCCGTCAATGATCGTCCTGTCCTCGGCCCGGACGACCAGCGGTTGCAACCACCCCCAGTCGGACATCGACTGGATCAGGAGTCTCTCGTCGGGGCGCAGCAGGTGGGTGGTCGCCCAGCGGGCTGGCCTCAGCGAGTTGATGTTCACGGTCTCAATGTTCATGTCATTCACCCTCGTGTTCCGCGGCGTACTCCTGCTCCGCCGCCATCTTTCTCTTCCAGTCCTTGGTCTTCGGGCCGACGGGCCTCGCCGACGTCGTGTGGAACTCGTTCATCACGAGCGTCCTGATGAGCCACGAGATCGGGTAGGAGACGGGGTCGTTGATGTGCTTCTTCCTGAAGTCGGCCACGGCCGCCATCGCCGTCCTCCTGATGCCGGGGGTGAGCATGTTCTCCTCGATGCACCTCTTCACGCCGTCCCACCCCTCCGACGCGTAGTCGTTGATGTAGGCGTCGACGTCGAACTCCGGCCACAGCCTGTACTGCGCGTCGACCTGCGGGAAGCAGTCGTACAGCCTGTCGAACCACCACGGCTCGGCGGCGGTGTAGTCCCTCAGCCGGCGTATGGCGACGGAGTGGAGGGGGATGCCCACCCTCTGCACGCCCCCGACCATCGCGGCGACGTCGTAGTACTCGCACCACTCAGCACCGTGCTCCTCCTGCAGGAACTTGAGGACATCGGCAGCCACCCAGTCGTAGATGGGTTTCGCCAGCATGAGAGGTATGGATTTCTGGAGCTTGTAGGGGCGGGTGATGTAGTTCTCGTTGAGCTTGTTCACCACCGAGCGGAACCTGACCATTGACTCGTTGGCGCGGACCCCCGTGATGAAGGCTGTGCGCCCCCTCTTCCCCTGCATCGTGTAGTAGTCGATCGGTTCGGGCAACGGCTTCGTCGCCGTCGCCCCGAAGTGCCCGGCGTGGATCGCCCACGGCGGCATGGGCCTGATGAGTCTGCCCTCGAGCCTGCGTTTCTCCGACCACAGCAGGACGTACTCGCGCTTGCCCAGCACCCAGCACTCCTGCCCGACCGGCAGGCAGTACCACTCCATGTCCACCCAGTCGTAGTTGCGAACCCTCTCCACGAAGTCGACGACGAGAGGGCTGACCATCTCCTCGTCGCGGAAGATGACCTTCACCGGGCCGAGGCCGCGCTCCTCGTGGACTTCCTTGGCGAGGTACAGGACGGCGGTCGAGTCCTTTCCGCCGGAGAACTGGACGCACACGGTGTCAAAGGTGTCGTACACGTGCCTGATGCGCTCGCGCGCGGCGTCAACACACGACATGTCAAGGAACATCCTCTGCCTAGACATCGCCATCCCCCCTCGCCGCGGCAATCTCTGCGTCGGCTTCCTCCCACGTCATCTGGACGATCTCGGGCCTCCGCCCGCACGCCCCGCACAGACCCCACCTGCCACCGTTGTAGTGACCCTTGTGCAGGCGACAGCACTTGACGACGACCTCCGGGCCGAACCTGTCAACAAGTTTGTTGCGCCAGTAGTCGGTCAATGCGGTTCTTCCTTGTCGCTGGGCGACCCGTCCTGCAGCCGCACCGTCAGGTTGGATGGCCACCCCGACACGGACGTCGTGGTGCCGAACCGAGGCATGACGTTGCGGTCGTACTTCTCCACCTTCTTGACACTCCCGTCGGGGAAGAACTCAACGCTCTTCACCAGAGGGCAGGCGGTCGGGCCGTGCCTCTCGCCACCGCAGTATTCGCAACTCTCGCACATGTCAGACCTCGCTGTGTGCGTCAATGAACGACATCACCTTGGAGGCGATGGTGTCGCCGTCGTAGGCGGGGTTGGCCCTCAGCCACTTCACGAAGTCCCACCACCTGCTCATCTGCGCGTTGTCGTCAAACACGAGGCTGAACGAGAACACAGCCTGCTTGGCCCCCGTCCCACCAGCCGCGGCCGCACCCTGGGCCGCGGTGGCCTTCTGGTCAACGGTTGAGGGGGCGGCGTACTGCTTGGACCCGTCGTCCCTCGTCTCGACGGTCATCTGGGGAACGGGGTCGACGAGCACGGGCGGGATGTAGGCACCGGCCGCGCCGTTGCCGTTGACGGAGCTGTACAACTCCTCGATGTCTGTCCCGATGGAGGCGACCTCGTACTCGTCCCATCCGACCTGCTCGAACAGTTCCGGGAACTCGTCGAACACGTTGGAGAGGATGTCGTGGAGGAGGGCGGGGTCGGTGCGCCCGAGGTCCGCAACCCTGTTGTCCACGAGTGCGAACGCGGCGGCGCGCTGGTCATCGCCGTCCATCTGCACGGCGGCGATGTGCGACCAACCGAGTTTCTTGACGGCCTGCAGCTGGTGATTGCCGGCGACGACGACATAGGTGCCACCGGGCTGTTCCTTCACGACGATGGGCTTGACCTGCCCGAACTCCCTGTAGGACGCCGCGATCGCGTCGACGTTACCGATGCGCGGGTTTCCGGGCAGCGGCTCGAGGAGTTCGACAGGCAGGGCAAGATCTGCGAGGGACGGGTTGATGTTGTGGTTCACGACATCACCTGCGCCCTGACGTTTGCGTTCAGAGTCCTGAGCGCGTCGATTGACGACCTGATACTAGCAAGCTTCTCCCTCTTCGCCCTGAGCAGGCCGTCGGCGATCTTCCAGTCCATGTGGGCGTCGGAGATCTGGTAGTCGGCCCACGCCTCCCTCTCCTTGATCGAGCCGCTGGCGGACAGGTATGCCTTCGCCCACTCCCCCTTGAATCTGGCTTCCTTCTTCGCGGCGTCGAGGGACAGCGTCTCGAAGGCCTCGGTCTCTGACTCCAAGTCGCCGACGAGGCGGAGTATCTCCTCCTCTACCTCGACTTGACTGATGGGTGTTCCCCTGCCGTTCTTCATGTTCATCCTTTAGTCGTCATTGGTATTGAATCTTGTCGAGCGCGGAGAGGTTCTCCTTGGGCCAGTCGTGTCTGGCCCGCCCGAGGAGCGCTAGCCCCATCTCCTGGAGGATCCACGCGTCGCACATGTCCTCCGCCCCCTTGCCGGACCAGACGATTCCCGTCCTGGCCGACACGGAAGACACTACCTCGCTCTTGCCGGCGTTCCCCTTCCCCGTGGCGAACTTCGCCCTACATGTCGGGGGAACGTCGACGTACGGCACCCGCGCCTCAAAGAGCGCAACCCTGAAAACGCCGCCCAGCTCCCCGAGTGCGTGGGCGTGCGAGTTCCTGGAGGAGAACGAGTACCCCTCCACCACCACGAGCGGATTGTCGCAGGACAACACGAGCGACATGACGGAGTCTCTGATGCCGACGAGCCTGGCCACGCCGGTCGACGCAACCGAGACGGCGGAAGTGCCGGACGGCGTCGCCACCCCCGTTGAGGTGAGGCTCAGGTCAACGCCGACGACATCCATGCGCTGCGGATCGTACCAACTAACGGCGTCGCCTGTCTAGCCAATGCCGTGAACCCAAACTGCTACATTTCCCACGACAACACAAGTCGTCAGAAGGAGCAAACTCATGTCCGGGATCATCCCCAAGTCAATCTTCACCATCCAGGCCGAGGGAAGCCTCAGCGTGGCCGACAATGTCCTGCGCATCGTCATGCCGTGCGACGGCAAGATGACCAACGCCACCGCCGGCCTCAAGACCGCACCCACCGGAGCGTCGTTGATCGCCCGCATGCAGGCCGCCACGACCACCATCGGAACCTTCACGATCCCCGCCAACGAGTTCTCGGCGACGGCGACCGGAACGATCGCGGATGACGGTTTCGTCTTCCGCACGGGCAACATCATCGACATCGACGTCACCCAGGTCGGCTCCGGCACCGCCGGCGCGGGCATCCTCGTCGCCATCTCGTACGTCGGCGTCGCCGACTGACCACAGAAAGCGGAAAGGAACACCCGATGTCGGGAATCATCCCCCCCTCAATCCTCGCCCTCAACTACGCGGTTGACGGTGAGTTCAAGAAGTACGTGAACGTCTCGTTCCCCTTCCGCGTCAAGATCGAGAAGATCTGGTTCACCGCCGACGACGGACTCAGCGGCGAGGACGACGACGGTAATCCGTGGAGCACCGAACGCATCCTGCGCCTCGGGGCCATCAAGACCCGCAACGCCAAGAACACCGGCGGCTTCGTGTCGGACAACAACTGGGTCTGGGGAGACATGGCCAGCAACGACAAGCCGACGTGCTGGTTCGGCAACCCCGACTTCCGAGACGACGAGACGGGTGCCGGAAGCGGCAACAACCCCTACGACCAGCAGGTGCAGCTCGACGACGTCAACGACACGGTGGCCGTATACCGCAGCACCACCAAGTCCCTGCCTTCGGTTGAGGACATGACCACGTGGTGGAACTGGGACACCGGCCCGCAGGGCTACAAGACCGACCTGTCGGTCATGAACGAGGACGAGTTCCTCTCGCTGTTCGTGTATGCGGACGGCGGCGACTGGTCGGAGTACACGCCCTACACCGGCACGGCGACGATCTTCGTCTCGTACACCGGCGTCGGTGGCAACACACTCACCGCACCCGTCCGCATCTGGGACTGACAGAGCGCCGACCCGACAAGGCACGAGGAAGGGCCCCCGGGGAACCGGGGGCTTTTCCTTTGCCCCTGTAGCATCGCCGCCATGAGCAAGTTCCCCTACGTGTACGCCTGGAACACCGGCCGAGTGCTGGACGACGGGTGGGCCGACATCAGGTTCGTCAGGTCTGAGACCAGCACCCGCGACGGCGGTCTCACGCAGGGCGAGGCGCCACCCGAGCAGGACGTCTACGGGTGGTGCGAGATGGGCGACGACGGGCGATTGGTTGCCCACTACCACAGGGAGGAGGTCTTCGGGCCGTACGAGAACATGACGAAGCTGTGGTTCGCCCTGTTCGACGGCGCCCACCTCGACCCGCCGCACTTGGCCCTGCTGGCCTACGCCGACGGCAGGTTCCCGACGGGGACCGTGCTCACGGAGCAACAGTTCGCCGACGCTGGGGTCAAAAAGGACGACCTGTTCGGTTTCGTGGCGAAACTGACCTGGCGGAAGGGCGACCCGATCGTCCAGCAGATCTACACCCACCCCGACTGGCGCAGGAGGAGGATCATGATCGCCATGTTCGGGGTGGCGGACCTCGTGAACTCGTGCGGCGGCTACAGCCCCGGCAAACTCCTGTATGGGGGAGAGATAACAACGGAGGACGGGGAGCGGGTGCGCGAGGCGTTCAACGGCTCTTCCCGCATCGTCCCGAGGATTGGCTCCTTCGACGGTCAGTCGTAGGCGTGTCTCGCCAGGCCGAGGTCGAAGGCGAGCTGGGGCTCGTTGCCGATCCTGCGGTGGCACTCCCTGCAGACGCACATGAGGTTTGACTCCTCGAGTATTGAGCCGCCCTGCGAGCGCCTCACCAGTTCGTGGACGTCAACCGACGGCCTGCGGATGTAGACCATGAGGTTGTCGTGCGCGGCGAACTTGGGGCACGCCTCGCACCACGGGCGCTCCGCCAGCAGACGGGCGACCAACGGCCTCCGCAGGACGTACTCGGCCTCCTTCTTGGCCGAACGCCTCCTCAATCGTCCAACTCCTCCGACAGCCTGTCGACGTCGATCTCGGCGAACTTCCACTCTCCGCCCAGCGACGCCCAGAGCGCGGTGTCGATCTCGGTCGGGTTGATCCCGACCTGTTCCGTCATCTCCCGGTGCTTCTCGATGGCCCTGCGGAGGATGGGCCTGTCCGGCTCCGTGTCATGGTCGTCGTGGGCGATGTTGATCCGCTCGCACTCGTCGAGCCTCTTCTCCACGTGGTAGCGGAAGCGGAGGACCTTCTTCCTGCGCTCGTCCGACGCCGCCTGCGCCTCGGCCAGCAGCCTGATGCCGTCCTCGCCCAGTGTCCCGTAGATCTCCCTGTCCCTCTCCTCGTGGGCCTCGATGTCCCTGACCTGCTGGTCGAGGTTCCTGAGCAGGGCGATGATGTTGATCATCCACCTGTCCCTGTTCTCCGAGAGCCTCAGGTACTGCCTCTGCTCGTCGGTGACCCTGTTCTTGACGTCGTCGGCGACGAGCCTGGCGAAGGTCTCGTCGGACATCATCGCGTCACCTGCCCCAGGCGGGGCACGTCGGCTTGTAGGAGCACCAGTCGCAGAGCTTCGTCCTGTTGGTGCTGAAGTTGTCGGTCTCGCATGATTCCTGTAGTTCTTTCCAGATCCGTGCGACCGTGTCCCGGGTCTCCGACCTGAGTTCATCGGTCGGCTCATACACTACTCTCGTGCCCTTGCCCTTGAGGTAGATGAGTTCCGACGAGCCGACTTTCACCCCCTTCGTCTCCTCGACTAGGTCGGCGTAGATCATCAACTGCAACTTCTTGTCCCTGTCGTACGGTGGCTTGGACACCTTGCCCGTCTTGTAGTCGCCGATGGTGGCGACCCCGTCGGAGACCGTCCACCTGTCGATGAAGCCGAGGATCGGGACACCGGCGACATGTCCCCTGACCTCGTCCTCTATCCCGGCGAGCTCGAGGCCGTTCGGGTCCTCTAGGGAGAAGTAGTTCTCGACGCACTGCCAGGCGTTCCACCTCATCATGTGCTGTGCGTACGGCGACAGGCCCAGGACATCCTCGGCGTGCTTCTGCCACTTGTCGTGCCAGATCTGTACCATGGTCGCCCTGGCGAACGCAACCGTCCTCGAGCCTGCCTCTTCCTTGAACAGGGCCTCAAGGACCTCGTGCGTCATGTTGCCGATCGCCTGCGCCTCCGTCTGTTCGTCGGGGATCTTGTCGATCCTGCTGAGCTTGAACTTCAGGGGGCATTGCAACCAAGTGGAGACCGACGACGGCGAGAGCCTCTCGGGCATCTGCGCCACGGTCACTCCTCCCGCATGGTTGCGCCGAGCTTGATGCGCAGGATCTCGGCGACGCAGTCCTTCAACTGCGCCTTGGTGGCGGTGCCACGCTTCGGCTTCGGCTCCCCGGGGTACTTGTCCTGCCACCACTCGGCCAGCGCGGCCTTCTCGCCCTTATCCATCCCGGACAGGTGTTCGTCGAACGTGGCCCAGAGCTTGTCCTCCTCGGACGGCTCGGCGGGCTTCTCCTTCGTCTTCGGGGCCTGCTTCTCCGGGGCGGGGGTCGGGGGTTCGTACGCCTCGTCGGCGTAGATGGCGTCCTCGGTGCGGGCGAGGTACAGGCCGAGGCCGATCTGCTGCAACGCCTTCTTGAGCGCGTCGGAGACGGCGCCCTTGAACTCGTCGCCGAGGTCGACGATCTCGCCGGACTTCTTGCGCTTCACCTGCTGCCCGCCGACGCCGTCGTAATGGGCAATGATCCGGTCATCCGACTTGGCGTTGGGGACGGCGACGGTGACCCTGACGTGGGCGACGACCCAATCCGGGTCGAGGGAGTCCCTGCCCACGGAGACGATCTCGCTCGACCAGTTGCCGACCCCGACGACCTTGTTCATCTTGTTGATGACCTCGGCGATCGGGAGGTAGGTGAGCGACCGTCCGCTCTTGGTGACGGTCCTCTCCATCTCCACGGGGAATGGGTCGGAGAGTGCTAGGTACAGGTCATTGTTGTTGTTGTTGTTGTTCATGTCATTCCTCCACTTGCTCGTTGTCTTTGTCCGAGAAGGCCGTGCCGATGTTCCTGACCACCAGCGACGTCTTGGGTTCGCCGACGTCGCAGTACTCGTCGGCGACGATTCCGATCTTCGACAGGTTCTTGACCCGCCAGTACGAGACGGCCCCGTAGGAGAGCATCTCCAGCATCATCTCCTCGGTCGTCTTCATCCTCTCGCCGGTGTCCATGTCGATGGACGAGGCGACGATGCGATCGACGACCTCGCGGGAGATCTCTTCGTGCCTCCACGCCTTGCGCGGGGCCCCGACCTTCTTCTCGATGACGCTGTTGCCCGTCGCCACCTCGGGGTCGTCCCCCATGAGGGCGACCAGCATGGCGGAGCAGTACTCCCACAGCTCGGCGATCGCTGACCTGATCTCATGGATGTCGGCGATCAGGGCGGCGAGGCCGTCCTTGTCGCCCGACAGTTCTTCGGCCTTCGCGCGGGCGTCCTCAATGAGGGACTCCACGGAATGGCTCCAACCGTTGTCGGCCATTGTTCCTCTTTCAATAGGTTACGGGTACTTCAGACGATGATGGTAGCACGGGTTCTCTGCGGAAGTCCAAGCCCCGCAAGAAAAGTGTAAGCACCGACCACGGAGTCCACCTGGTCGTCGTGGTTGCAGGCCTCCGGGAAGGACGACATTTCGTCAAGCCACTCGGTCAGCCACGACGCCGAGAGAACCCTGACATTGCCGTTGGCGACGGCCGCGGCGAACGGCCTCGCCCTCGTCTGCTTGTCGCCCGTGGCCCGTACGCCCATGAAGTCGTAGCCGGGCACGACGTACCGGGCGTACTGGTCCAGGAGGTTCTTGCCGGCCGACCCCGGCTCCTGCTCGACCCTGATCGACACCGTCGGGCCATCCTCGGCGGCAGTTTCCGCTATGAGCCTCTCGACCGCCTCGCCCTTGGCGCGGATCCTCTTCACGTCCATGACCCAGGCGATGCCCTTGTCGAACATCACGAGCGTCCCGACCGTCCAGTCGGGGTCGGGGTTTGAGTACGACGGCTCGGTGGCGGCCATGTCCCAGAACCTGACCACCCTCGCCGAACTGGTGGAGAACTCGGGGACGTCGAACGGGTCAACGATGACGAAGTCCTGTCGCTGGAACATTGACCCGAGCGAGGTGACCCACCAGTCGCCCTCCTCCAGCCTCTTCCTCTCAATGGGGTCCAGTTCGGACAGGGCCCTTCGGTAGGACTCGGGGTCGATTCCCGGGTTGTCCGTCAACTTGGACGGGACGAAGATCCTGCCGTGCGTGGGACCCTCAACCAGAAACCTCTGCCTCACCCAGTTCGGGGCGGGGTTGGAGGCGCACCTCATGCGGAGCGGGACCTGCGACAGCGGGCCCGAGGACGGGCGACGGAGACGGGAGAAGAGGTAACGGTAGTCGGACTCTCGGATCTCGGTGACTTCGTCCATCCCGATGAACTGGACCTCAACGCCCTTGTAGCGGAGGTAGTCGTCCTTGTTGTTCAGGTAGCCGAAACTGATCCTGGCCCCTGACGGGAAGGTCGCCGTGTAGGTGTTCGCGTTCCAGCGGACGTCGTCGTAGGGGGCGATCCATTCGCGGAAACGATCCATGAGCGCACCCGGCAAAGTCAGGTCCTGGAGGGTGCGGCGGAACAACAGGGCCGAGTAGCCGGGGACATCCACGTACTGCATGGCCGCCATCAGGAGGGCCGAGGACTTGCCTCCGCCGGCCGCCCCTCCGAACAGGGCCTCCATGGCGTTGGTCCTCAGGAACACCTGCTGCTGGACGGACGATTTCTCTGGGCAGTACGGGGGTTCCTTTGGTTTGAGGAACCTCAGTACCTCCTCCCAGTCCTTGGCCATGGTTCTCCATCTACTAGCATCTGCCCTGCCCACATCCCCTGCGAATGTAAGGTGGTAGCGTGAGATTACCGCGCCGCGCGTTGCGAAAGATCAAAGACCAAGTCGGACCGAGGAGGTTCATGGCCTACCTGCTCCTCGGCGTCTTCGTGGCGAGCGTCCCGGTCGGCGTTTTCATGATCCTGCCGGCCGCCGGGTTCATCTCTCTCGGATGTTGTGCGTTCGTTGCGTCCTACCTGCTCGGGGCTGACTGATGGCTTGGAACTCCGGGAGCAATAAGTCCCTCTCCAACGAGGGCTCCAAGGCGATACCGGCCGGCGCCCCGGTGTCGACCAACCCCACCTACATGGTGAGGGGATACCACGACTCCTGGGACATCGAGAGGGTGTATCGGGACGGGGTCAAGAAGGTCACCTGGGTGTACCGTTGCATTGACGCCATCGCCGGGAACCAGGCCCGCCTGCCAATCATGGGCAGGGAAGGGAACAAGCCCGACGGGAAGGTCGTCAAGGACGCCGCCGTGCTGGACATCCTGAACAGGAGGGCCAACGCCGGCGAGGACTCCTTCGCCTTCCGCTACAGGCTGTCGGCACAGCTCCTCACGTCAACCCGCGGCGGTTTCGTCGAGATCATCAGAGGTAGGGGAGGCGACCCGGTCGCCATCCACCTCCTGCCGCCGCAGTACACGTCGCCCATCCCCGACCCCAAAAAGTTCGTCTCGAGGTTTGAGGTCAGGCTCCCCAACATGCCCATCCAGTATGTCGAGCCCGAGAACGTGCTGTGGTTCAAGCACCCGCACCCCCTCGACCCGTACCTGTCGATGACCCCGCTCGAGGCGGCGGGCATCGCCGTGGAACTCGAGTCGCTCGCCAAGTTCTACAACAGGAACTTCCTCGTCAACGACGGTCGCCCGGGCGGACTCCTCGTCGTCAAGGGCGACATGGACGAGGACGACAAGGACGAGCTGAGGTCCCGCTTCAGGGGGAACATCGGCAAGGCCGGCGGCACATCAGTCATCGCCTCGTCCGACGGGGTGGACTACGTGGACACGGGTGCTTCGCCGAGGGACGCCTCCTACATTGAGATGAGGCAGATCTCCAAGGAGGAGATCCTCTCCGCCTTCGGCGTCCCCGAATCCGTCATCGGCAACGCCTCCGGCAGGACGTTCTCCAACGCCGTGGAGGAGACCCGCGTGTTCTGGCTTGAGACGATGCCACAACACCTCGAGATGCTCGCCCGCGGCATGGACGCCCTGCACCCCGACCTATACTTCGACTTCGACGTTTCCAACGTGCCGGTGTTGCAGATTGCCAAGAACGAGCGCGAGCGCTACCTCATGCAGGAGTTCTCGTCGGGCCTGATCACCGCCAACGAGTACAGGGACGGGACGGGCCGCAAGAAGGTCGAGTCGGAACTCGCCGACTCAATGCTGGCGAACCCCAACCTCGCCCCCATCGGCAACACGGAAAAGAAGCTCGAGCCACCCCAGCAGATGGGCGGTATGCCGGGGGCGATGCCACCCGGGGCACCGGTCGCCGACCAGACAACACCCGAGGGGGCGGCGGCCGAGACACCCGAGGAGATGATCCAAGCACCCGAAGCAGGGGAAGGGCCGGACACCGAGCTCTCCGCCTCGGCGAGCGTCGGCCAGTGGGGGGTCAAGCAATCCCCCGCTAACTCAATGACCGACTCTTGGGACACGAAGGAGCTGGCGGACGCCGACAGGTGGGCCGAGATCCTTGACGGGAACCTGGAGAGGTTCTTCGAGAGGCAACAGCGAGTCGTGCTCGAGAAGGCCACCGGGGCCAAGGCCCGCAAGGCGATGGCATCGGAATCCCTGGTCGTTGATCAGGTGTTCGACACCGAGGTGTGGAACAGGCAGATGAGGGAAGACATCAGGCCGCTGATCAAGTCCATCGTTGAGGACGCCATGAGGACGGCCAACGAGCGCACCGGGATGCCCATGGAGCCGGACGAGGAAGAGGTCGACCAGTACGTCAACGATCAGATGGCGCGCGTGGAGAAGTCCAACGACTCAACCAAGGACGAGATCGCCGCGGCGATCATCACGGCGGTCGCCATGATGAAGGACAACGAGGACGAGGGTCATGTCCTCCTGAAGGCCGCAATCATCGCCATCTTCGCCCACCTCCTCGCCAAGAGGAAGAGGGTCATCGCCGAGCACGAGGCACAGACCGCCTACAACGCCGGGATGTGGTTCGGCGGCAAGCAGGCGGGAGCGGTCGGCAAGCGGTGGGTGACGCGCAAGGACCAGAAGGTCCGCTCCGAGCACCGCCTCCTCGAGGGCGACAGGATCCCGTTGGCAAACGCGTTCAAGGTCGGACAGTACGAACTGAGATTCCCCGGCGACCCGACGGCCCCGCCACACCTGACGATCAACTGCCGCTGCAGGCTCAGGTTCGACGTCCGCTAACCGCCGTAAGAGGCGAACCTCTTGAGGGTCTCAACCTCGGAAGACGATTCCTCGAGTGCCGTGCGAAGCCTCTTCACCTCCGCAATCAGTGCGGGTAGGTCAACGACAAACAGGAGTTCCCTCGCCGAGAAGGAGTCCTTCGGGTCTCCCCACAGGACCAGGTTGACCCTCGCCTCCGCCCGGGAGACGATGTCGTCCTCGCCTACCACGAACCGACCGATTCACCCGCGGCCTGCTTGGACGCGACATACCTTGCCCCGATCCAGTGGGCGACATTGGAGACGACACCGTTGCCGCACATCCTGTAGCGATGCGTGTCGGCCATCTCGACGAGTTCGCCCTTCTCGGTGATGCCGACCTCGGTCCAGCCCGGCTCCCATCCCATGAGCAACTCACATTCCAGCGGGGTCAGGCGCCTCACTACCAGTGCGTTCGAGTTTGCGGTCATGTCATTCCCTTCTTTGTCAATCATGTCTATGGCGGGCAGCCCCGCCGTCGTGCCGATAGTACCCGTTCCTGCCGGGTCTTGCACGATTTCCGCGAAGACCTGGAGGTGATTGCTGTCGACGGACTGGTTGTTGACCTGCATCTTCGTACCCATGTCCGTGGTGAGCGTGCCCACGGGGCCTTCGCTGATCAGGACATGGGGGCGGACGCTCCCGCCCTGCCCAGCCCTGATCGTGTTGGCGATCCCCTCCTCGCCCTGTTCTGCGGTCATTCCTCCGTCCCTTCCCCTGAAAGACACAGGCCACGACCTGGTCACTATGGCGAGGCCGCCCTGGTTGACGCTCGGGTTGAGACCGTCGCCGAAGGCGTCGAGCGTCTTGGTCACCTGCGTCTCGTTGACGTAGTAGCCGCCGTTGGGCCTGTCTGGCTCCCTCGGCGGTGCGCCCATGATGTTGTAGGCGATGACGTGGACGTCGTGGCCGTGCATAGCGTTGAGGGTGAATGACTGCCCGTCGTCCGACACGACGGTGTTCCCCTTGCTCCCCTGGAAGTTGAGCATCTGGACGCGCTGCATGACGGACTGTGGCTGGCCACCGCCCGACGGCGAACCGCCCGTGAGGGTGAACGCCAGGTCGGGCGAGAACTTGGGGGTCTGCTCCGTGGTGAAGGCGATCGCCTGCGGCTCCTCCGACTCCACGGCCTCGCAGACGACGGCGTGGGACGACTTCGAGGCACCGGCCCTGAGGGCGTTCTTGACCTCGCTCTCGGCCCAGTTCTCCTCGCGCATCGACATCGGCTCGAATAACTTGACGCCATCCGGGAGTGGGTGTACGACACCGACGGACTGCCTCGTGCCGGCCCTCAGGGAATGGTGTAGTTCTTCGGCGATGGAGTCGTTGTACTCGTCGTAGCCGTAAACGTCGCTCACCCCTCCTCCGCATCCTGTACGACTGCGTTGGTTGAGTTGTGCTGGCCCTGCCAGCCGTGCCCGAAACCCCTGAGCGTGGAGGCGATGGGCGAGCCGTCGACTTGGCACGGCACTTCCGCCTGAACGATGAAGATCTGTGCGTGGTGCGACTGCGGTGACGGCCTGAGGGCGTTCACGCACAGCGCGGTGTCCGTCGGGGTGGCGTGGAAGTTGTTCGCCTTCGCATCCTCCCTGACCGAGAACGCCTGCGGGAGTGCGTACACCTGGAGGTAGCCGGACATCATGGACTGGTTGTTGCCCTGTCCCTTCACCAGGTCGGAGACCGTCAGGGCGGCGACCGTGTCGTCATCGCCCTCTGGCGGCACCCTTTCGTATTTGGTCATCGGGACACCCCGTCGCCAGGGATGTCGTGGATGATCATGGGGACATTGTTGCCCCCCGTACCCATCATCTGCGTCAGCGTCGGGTAGTAGTCCTCGAACATCCTGAAGTCGTCGTTCCGCTTGCCGTCGAAGCACAGCACGTAACCGACCGCCTGTGCGCCGGTGGTGTCCAGCGTGTACATCGGGTCGCCCGGCTCGCCTATGCCGAAGCCGTTCTGCTTCTTCTCGATCTCCCGCCCGTCCTGGATCGGCACGGCCTGCAGCACCGCGAACAACTGCCCCTTGTCGGGCATCCTCTGGTCGGAGCCCTTTGCGGTCAGGGTCGGGGCGGTTTCCCCTCCGTCCCACCAAACGGGCTGGACGACGAGGTCGGTCCCCTCCTTGTAGTCGCGGGCGAGGAGTGCCTGTGTGTGTTCGCTCTCCACGTAGGAACCGAAGTTCTGCCTCCTGAAGAGGGACGGGTCGTTCTCTTCGCTGGCCACGATCACACGATGCAGGACGAGTACGTGGTGCGAGGAAAGGGTCGGCGAAGGCCCGTCGTCTGCGTAGACGCGGATCGCCTGCCCCATGTCCGGCCACGGTGTGAAACAGTTGTTGTACCCATCAGATGTCGGCACCGTCGTCCTCTTGCGGTTGCACGAGAAAGTTGGTGTTGTGCATGCCGTTCTCGGCGTTGAGCGAGCCGGCGTACCCCGGCATGATCCTGACCTCGTCCCGCTGGTTCTGCTGGAAGAGGACGGTCGACCTGGTGTCGTACATGACGGCGTGCCCGCCGCCCTCGGCCCTCAGCGTCGGGAAGGCCTCGGTCGACGCTTGGTGGTCAAGACCCTGGGTGTGCGAGAAGCCGATCGTGTCGGCGATCCGGTCCTGCTGGACGACGAGGTTCTCCCCCCTGCTGGATGGGACACCGCCGTCGCCCCCGCTCCTCAGGCAGGCGGCAACCCCTGCGTTGTCGATCAACAATGTCTCGGACCCGCCGCCGAGCGTCCCTCCCGAGGCGCGCAACGCCCCGACTCCCTCGGCGTACTGGGCGAACCTGTTCTCGGTGAACGGGAGCACCCCCTCCTGGACGGTGAGCACGGTCGCCCGCGATTCCCCGGAGTTGTCGAACGCGTTGAGGGTCGGGCTGACCGGCTGGTCGCGCCACGTGTCGTCGTCCGTGTTGGACGATGCCCGCTTGGATTTGACCCAGGCGGTCAGTCCTCCGTCGGTGATTCCTCGTCCGGCTCCTGGGCCGCTAGAGTCGTCAGAGCCGTCCGCAACGGTTCGGGGAGCTCTCGTCCCCGCCTCTCGGCCCGCCTGATGATTCCCTTGGCCGCCCGCGCACTCAAGCAGTAGCGGCGCAAGCCCTCGTGCCACGGTTCCAGAACATCCGACAACGTAGATACGACGCCGTCGTTGGGGAACTCCGAAACGTTGGGCATCGGCAACACGCCAGATGGCTGTCCGCTTTGGTCCCACCAGGACGCCGGACTTGGCCCACTTCTGCTTAGGGGGCAGCTCGACGAGTGCTCCTGTGATTCCCCACAGCACGGCAGCGAAGTCGGCTCCGTTGTTACTAGATAGGGCGCCGGGGACGTTCTCCCAGAGGATGTCCGCCCCGATTTCGTCGGAGATCCGGCACTGCTCCCAGAAGAGCCCTGAGCGAGATCCATCAAGTCCCTTACGACGTCCGGCAACGGAGAGGTCCTGACAGGGACTTCCTCCTGCCACAATGTCTGGGCGGGCGATGCCGTCTGCGATGAGTCGTTCACGGGTTACCTCTCTTACGTCGTCATAGATGTGGGTGTGTGGCCAGTGCTTGCGCAGCACCATCTTCGCCTTGGGGTCGATCTCGCACAGCGCGACGACTTCCATCCCGGCCCGCTCAAGCCCGAGATCTAGTCCGCCGGCGCCGCTGAAGAGCGAAAGAACCTTGGGTCTGTTCATGTCACCTCTCAGTGGTTAGGTAGGTACTGCTCCCCCCGACAATAGCACCCGGGCGGAGGTTCGCAAGCCGTTTGGCGTCAATGATTCACCGCCGCGAAAGCGGTCGCGAACACTACCACTTTTCGGTTTCCGATGGCGCGAGCGACCGCGGTAAGTTCGGTGTCATGTTCTCCTCCAGCGGCTCCGGATCATCGGAAACGATCCTTGACGGCGTCTCGATACTGAGGGCCGACAGGCAGCCGTGCATCATCTGCGGCCACCCGACGGGCGACTGCGTGAGCCATTCACCCGACGCCCCTCCACCGCCCAGCATCCGTGTACAGTTTGCCCCCTTGGCGGAGAAGACCGCGGAGGAGCAGATGGTCCGCGTCGAGAGGGACGTCTACCGGGAGGTGGCCCTTTCCTCCATGACGAAGACCCGCGTCCTCGTCGCCAAGGCGGGGGCATACATGCCGAAGAGCAAGGCCGAGGAACTCGGCATTATCTGACGAAACAAGCAAACCAACAATCAACACAGCAAGGGATGGCAGGCCAATGGCACTCTCCAAGGACTTCGTGTCCTCCTACACCAACCGTCAAGCACCGTGGGGCTTCAGTGGCCTCGGCGAGATCGTCTACCTGCGCACGTACGCGCGCGACGTCGAGGGGAGGAAGGAGACCTGGCCCGAGACGATTGAGCGCTGTATCAACGGGGCCATCCAGATCGGTGCGAACCTGACCGACGACGAGGCCGAGAGGCTCTTCGACCACATCTTCAACCTCAGGTGTTCGCTCTCCGGGCGCGCACTCTGGCAACTCGGTACACCGCTCGTCAACAAGTACAACGGGACCAGCCTCAACAACTGCTACTTCGTCAACATGGAGAAGATTGAGGACTTCGAGCTGCTGTTCGACTACCTGATGCTCGGTGGCGGTGTGGGCTACTCCGTGGAGCGTTCCCGCATCCACGAGATGCCCAAGGTGAAGACCGGGGTGTCCATCGCCCACGAACGCACCAACGACGCCGACATCATCGTCCCCGACAGCAGGCAGGGGTGGCGCAAGCTCGTCCACTCCGTGCTGAAGTCGTACTTCTACACCGGCAAGTCGTTCACCTACTCGACGATCCTCGTCAGGGAGTTCGGCGCACCCCTCAAGACCTTCGGCGGCACCGCCTCCGGCCCGGGCGCGCTCATCGACGGGATCACGGACATCTGCAAGGTCATGGAGGCCCGCGCGGGCAAGAAGCTCAGGTCGGTCGACGTCCTCGACATCTGCAACATCATCGGCAGGATCGTCATCTCCGGCTCGTCCCGCCGTTCTGCCCAGATCGCCATTGGCGATCCCGACGACGTCCTGTTCCTCAGGGCCAAGAACTGGTCCAGCGGCTCCGTCCCGGCGTGGAGGGCAAACAGCAACAACAGCGTCTACGCCGACTCCTACGACCACATCCTCTCCGAGTTGTGGCGCGGCTACGACGGATCGGGGGAGCCGTACGGACTCATCAACAGGGGTCTGGCCAGGAAGGTCGGCAGGCTCGGCGAGAACCGACCCGACCCGACAATCGACGGCTTCAACCCGTGCGCCGAGATCGGCCTCGCCGACGGCGAGTCCTGCAACCTGTCAACCATCTTCCTCCCGAACATCAACTCCAAGGACGACCTGCTGGAGATCTCGCGCCTCCTGTACAAGGTGCAGAAGGCGGTCACCTCCATGGAGTACCCGTACGAGAAGACCACCAAGATGGTCCACAAGAACCGCAGGCTCGGGCAGTCGGTCACCGGAGTCCTCCAATGCACCCCCGAGCAACTCTCGTGGCTCCCCGAGGCGTACGACGCCCTGAGGCAGTACGACGAGTGGTTCTCGGAGCAGACCGGCATCACGCCGTCCGTGAGGCTGACCACGGTCCAGCCGTCGGGAACACTCTCGCTCCTGCCCGGCGTCACCCCCGGCATCCACCCCGCCTTCGCCAAGTACTACATCCGCAGGGTGCGGTTCGGCGCCGCCGATCCGCTCGTGGACAAGTGTCGCAAGCGCGGCTACAAGGTCGTCCCCGACGTCGGGCTCGACGGGCGCGAGGACCACACCAGATGGGTCGTCGAGTTCCCGTGCCAGTCGCCCGAGGGTTCCGTCCTCGCCGCCGACATGACGGCCGTCGAGCAACTCGAGTGGGTCAAGCGGATGCAGACGGACTGGGCCGACAACGCCGTCTCCGTCACCGTCTACTACCGCAAGGAGGAACTACCCGCCATCAAGGAGTGGCTCAAGGAGAACTACGACAACAGCGTCAAGAGCGTCTCCTTCCTCCTGCACGCCGACCACAACTTCCCGCTCCCCCCGTACGAGGAGGTCAGCAAGGAGCAGTACGAGAAGCTCTTCTCCAAGATCGACTTCTCCGTCGCCCTCTCCGAGGAGGCGGGGCTGATGTCCATCGACCTCGACGACTGCGCGACTGGGGCCTGCCCCGTCAAGTGACCGAAGTGCCGTTCTCTGAACTGAACACCTCCCGTGCGTCGGCGATCCTCATGGTCGCGGCGCGGGAGGTGGCGACGAGGGGTCTCTGCAGAGGGGCGGTCAGGAACAGGGCAACGGGGACGGTCAGCGTCGTCGGGGCGATCATGGTCGCGTCCGGCGTCCCGTGGAAGAAGTTGAGCGATGACCCAGAGGCAATAGCCACGGACGTCCCGCAGACGACACGCCCCGCCGCTCTGTTGGCGTGGGAGTGCGTCGACTCCGAGACGGGTGACATCTACGCGTGGGAGGACGACCCGTCCAACACCACGGAGGACGCCGTCATGCTGCTCCGCGGTTGCGGCGACACGATGGCGATAGCGAACGGCAGGAAGCAGTAGCCCGAGAACGAGGAAGGCCCCCGGATTTCTCCGGGGGCCTTTCCTTCGGGGGATCGCTCCCCACTCACTCCGTCTGGGTCAGTCGGGTGCGCCGGTGGTGAAGTCCACCTTGACGAACGCCTCGGGACGCTTGACGGCCAGGGCCAGACGCTGCTCGGCGAGGATGACGATGGCGTTGCGGACGAAGAAGTCCGCGTGCTGCTCGCTGATCCTGATGTTCGCCTGCTCGCGGTCGTACAGCTGGGCGCCGGTGCCGAAGGCTCCGACGAGAGCCGTGCCCTCGGGGATGGCGGGGGTGTCGATGACCGGCATGCGCCAGATCCTCGCCTCGGAGCCGACCTGCATGGACACGGCCATGAGGTAGGTGCCCTGCGTGTTCTTGGTCAGCTCGATGTCTTCCCAGTCGTTCGGGTGGAGAACGACGCCGGTCGGCTCGTAGTAGGCCAAGAACGCCAGGGTGGCGGCGCGGCGAAGCGCGTCAGCCTTGGTGTCCGGGACGGGGGTCGTGGCTCCATCGGCCCATGCGTACTCCTGCACGCCGGGGGTCTCGAGCACGCCGAGCAGGTTCTCGCCGGTGCCGTCGCCCTGGAGGATCTGGTAGTCCTCCTGCAGACGGAGACCGTAGAGGAGCTCGTTGTCGATGATCGAGCGCAGCTGGGGCTCGTCGGCCAGCACGTTGCGGTGCGCGGCTTCCCAGTGGGCCAGCGTGCGGACGGGGGCCTGGTGACCCTCGAAGATCATGGACGACTGCGGCTTCGAGGCGAAGGCTCCACCGCTGCGCTGTGCCACGGGGGCGGCGGCGTTGGTGTCGCGGTAGCCGGTTGCCGGATCCACCGGCGGGGTGGTGAAGCCCAGCTGGCGGAAGTACTCGATGACGGCCGCGGTGGTGGTGCGGGCCGGGAAGAGGTCGCGGACGCGACGGGTCCTCATCGGCGGGATCACCAGCGGGTCGCGCTCACGGGTTCCGAAACCGGTGAACGAAAGGCCGGTCGTGTCGAGCAAGCCGCTGTACACGTCCTTCTGTCCCCAGCCGGATCCGGTGATGTCTCCGGAGTTGAGGATGAACGGGCTGGGCATGTTCGCGCCGTTCTTGCCGCCGTTGAGCGACTTGAACTCGGGCGAGTCGATGAACAGCTGTCCGAGGCTCTTGGCGCCGTACGAGGGGCGGGCCGCCGAACCGGCGGCCGCGGCTGCTCCAACCGAGTCGCCGGCGGGCTCGCTCGACCACGAGCTGACCTCTCCCATGGACTCGAGGCCCTCGATCAGGCCCTTGATTTCCTTGATGTCGCGCATGTTGGCGTCGAAGGCCGCCTTCTGCTCGGTCGACACCACGACGGTGCCTTCCTCGACCTTGAAGGAATCGGCGATGGCCTTGTTGTCGGCCATCTTCTTGCGAAGCGCGTTCTGCAGTTCGCTGATTCGTGCTTTGTCGTTGGACATGGGTGCTTTGCTCCTGTTTGTTTGTTTGCGTTCGGTTTTCCGACTCAGTGGCTCAGGTCAGCACCCAGCCGTTCCTTGTCTGCCCCGAAGAGTAGCAAGACGTGTGGCGTGTCTAGTGGAAAGGTGCTATCCCGCACCGATGGTGTCGGGGACCGACTCGACCGCCGAGGTCGGGATGTCCGCCACGATGCCCTTGCCGATCTTCTTGACCGATTTCTTCGCCCTCTTGAAGTACGCGGCGATCTTGGGGTTGGATTCGTCGAAGCCCGACCCCTCGAGGGTCTGACCCCCGCGGGCGGCGAACTCGTACAGCCTCTGCCTCGACTCGGGGGACAGTCTGACGTCCTCGCCGAGCGACGAGTAGAGCGACGACCTGTCGGTCTCCGCATCGGTGGCTGCGACCCTCCTGCCGCCGGACACGTGGTGGCACCTCGTGCTCTCGAAGGCGTTGTCTTGGTCGGCCGTTGCGGGGACGTCGTACTGGGCCTCTTGCTGGGGGTCGACGTCGGGGACGGCCGCCATCATCGGCATCTGCGGCAGACCGCCGGCCTGCTTGGCGAGTTCCTCGTCGAGGAGTGCCATCTTCTGCTCGGGGAACTCACCGTTCTCGATGAGCCATGAGTTCTGCCCCCTCGTCTCCGTGGCGAGGGCGAGACGCGCCAGGGCGTCCTTGACCATGGAGCGGTGGGCCTGGTAGGCCGCCTCCTCGCCGTGCCTGTCAAAGCCGCGCCCCGTGGCGGCATGCCCAAAGGCGTCGTGGACGGCGCGGAACATGTCGTTGGTCTCGTCCGACCAATACGGGTGGCCACCGGTCGCAGAACTCTTCAGCACCTTCAGGACACCGTTGTTCTCCACGTCGTCCATCATCTCCACGGCGTCGGCATACGGGTCCTCGTCGACAAACTGGACCTCCACCCCGAGGTCATCGGTCAACATGCGGAACTGCTCCCTGATCTCGGCCTCGAGGGCGTCGTAGGCGGCCTTCGCCTCCGGCGACCTGTCGGGCAGGCCATTGTAGGCCTTCGCGATCGCGGCCCTTTTCTCCGCCGGTACTGCCTTCACCTTGCGGTAGTCAATGCCCGTCTTCGGGAGGGCGTCAGCAAGAGACTCAACCGGCTCGGCGACGAGCATGTCCGCCCCGTCGACACCACTTACCCTCGTCTTCCTCGGCTTGGAGCGAGGCGACCGGCCCCGTGCGCCCCTGTCCGCCCCACCGAAGTAGTCGCTCTCGTAGTCATTGGTGAAGGCGAGTTTGGCCTTGCTGATGAACTCTGACCACTTCTTGGGGTCGTGGACAACGAGCACGCCGTCCTTGAACGCGGCCATGGTCGTTGGGGACGAGTGGTTTTCGTTGCTGACTATCTCCAGGTCGTCGAAGATGTCGTACTGCAGTCCGTACAGCACCGCCCTTGCCACGTCGATGTGGGTGTCGATGACGACGTCGTCGGGTACTCCGCGCCCCGTTTCCTTCTGCCTGGTCTTCGCGTCCGACAGCGCCTTCCCGAGCGAGACGTCTGCGAACCTGCCCTTTACCTTGTAGCCGGCCGCCTTGAGGACGTCGATCTTGGAGTGGAAGCTCTTCGGCCCACCGTCGCCCGTGCTGTCCAGGACGATGTGGAAGCCCTGCTCCGCGGCCCTGGCCATGGCAAGCCTCTGGATGTACGTGGATTCGGAGTGGACGGCGGACGCCGCGGCGGTCGGGTCCATGCCCGCGTCCGTGAGTTCCTTGACGAGCGAGTCGAACTCGGGGATCATCTGCTTGATCTCGTCTGCGTCGAGGTGGACCGCCTCGCCACGGGATGGCGTGTCGAAGAAGCCGCCCTGCCTCAGGAACGTCTTCCCCGAGGCCGGCCCCCCGCCCATGAACCACACGGCGGGTTTCTCCTGCCTCTTCGGCGACCACTTGCCGCCGCCGAACAGGATCGACTGGATGATCTCCTCGTGGAGTGCCTTCCTCTCGGCGGGGATCTCCCCGGAGCCGATCTTGAAGTGGTCGAACGTGCTGCCGATGCCGCCCCCGGGGGCGGTGCCGAGCTCCTTCAGCGTGGTGACCCTGTGTTCGCCCTCGGGCATCGGAGCCTTCGGGTAGGCCCTCTGCGTTGCGACGAGCGAGTTGTGGTTCACGCGTTGGGGCTTCAGCCTCCTCAGCCTGTCGGACGAGATCCTCTTCGGGACGTTCCCGGTGATGCTCGGCTTGAAGTCGGGGCGCGTCGTCCTCCCCTCGGAGATGCGCGACACCGTGCCCTCGATCTCTCTGGACAACCTCCTAGCCCTTGCCCTGCCGGCGATGCCGCCCCCAGCCGAGACGCGGACGGTCCTCTTGCCGCGCCTCGAACCGCCGGAGCCGGCGACGTCCATCGTCCTCGCCCTCGCCGCGCCCGACCTAGCGGCGCGACCGAGGAGGCTGAAACCGACGAACCTCCTCGTCGGCTTGCCCTCGTCGACCCACCCGTCCCTGTCTGCGTCGATCGGCTCCTTCTTGGTGGACTGACCACCGGCCGTTCGTTCTTTCCAGGGGTGGCCCTTGGGCAGGAGGTCGTTGTCCGTCGTGTATCTCGGGTTCTTCGGCCTGCCCGTCTCGAGCATCACCAAGAACGCGTTCACCCTGCCCATTCCCCACTGCTGGCGGGAGGAGACGTCGGGTCGGTGGGACGAGCTGAACGCCCCCATGCCACGCCTCATGACTGCCTTGAGCGTGGCGGACGACGTCCTCGACCACTTCTGCTTGCCCGCCTCGCGCATCTTGGCGTTGTGCTCCCTCGCCTTGACGACGAGTGCCTTCTGCTGCTCCGCCGAGAGCACGATCCCCGATGCGCTCCTCGCCGAGGCGGACGAGCCGGGCTTGTTGACGGAGGAGCCCGAGATCCTCTCCGAGGGCTTCGCCGGCGTAGCGGCGAGCCTTCTGGCGGACTTCTTGCCGCTGAACCCGGCGGCCCTCAGTTGCCTGCGCACCTCCCGCTCGACCCTCGCCGACTCGAGGCGGCTCCCCGTACGAGAGTACGCCCCGTATCCCATGTTCCTGTCGAAGGTGACACCGGTGGTGCATGGCATCCACGCCTGCCTTCCCGACGGCGTGGTGTACCTCCTGATCCCCGTACAGCCGACCTGCCTAGCCCGCATCCTCGCCGCGTCGGGGGAGGTGTACACGTCGGGGTCGCCGACCTCTGGGGTGAAAGGCGCGAACGCCTTGCCCTCGGCCGTCAGCGTGATGACCCCGGACGGTCCCGAGGCGTAGGAGTCGCCCATCGGCGACGTCGGCTTGGCGGGAGGGGCGGAAACGACACCCAGACCCGGTACGCCCGTCATTCCGTAGGACCTCTCCACCAGGTTCTCCCATCGGCGGACACGCCTCTTGCGCCTCCTGCCCGACGGCGAGACCCCGCCCTTGTCGGACACGGACGACTCAAGCCACGAGTCGCTCTCCGCTGAGGCGGAAACACGCCTGAGTTCCTCGGGCGACGAACACGGCATCCAGCCGCCCTCCACCTCGTGCGCCCCCTCGCAGCCCGTTGACCTCGCCGCGGCGACGGCCTGCTCCCTCGTGAGGGCGGTGCGGTCGTCGCGCCGGTCGACGGGCTTCACGACTTCCTCCATTTGGCCTTGGTGACCTCGGCCTTCCTCGCCTCCGCCCCCTCGAGGGGTGCGACGGAGGCGTGCAGGTTCTGTCCGTTCCACCTGTCTACGTAC